TCAGGACACTTTTCTTAAGGAATTTTGTTCATACTCAATTGGGGACAGATCACCGTTGGCAGTATGAAACCTTTCTAGGTTGTAATAGCGCATATACGCGATAACATCTTCTTTCATCTGTTTCCGAGTCGGCTGAGGGATTTTCAGTACCCAATCGTGTTTTAAACTGCCAAAAAATCGTTCTACAACGGCGTTATCCCAACAGGCTCCAACATCACCCATGCTTGCCCTAATACCATAGCTTGTTAGCAAGCGGCGATATCGCTTACTCGTATATTGAGAGCCTCTATCACTATGAAAGACTAAGCCTTTTTCGGGCTGGCGTAAGTTATACGCTTTCATCAAGGCTTTACTGACTAAATCTGCCGTCATTCGTTTATCGATATGCCAACCCACAATACGGCGTGAGTATAAGTCCATCACGATGGCTAAATACATCCAGCCTTCCCCTGTTTTTAAATAGGTCACATCACCCGCCCACACTTCGTTAGGTGCGTGAGGATTAAAATTTTGATTGAGCAAATTATCGGCTACGGCATCACTGTGTTTGCGTTTTGTGGTGACTTTGTAAGCAACGCGCTGAGTGACGACTAGGCCAAGCTGAGCCATTAGCTTTTGAACGCCATAAGCACTCACGCTAAAGCCCTCTTTGCATAACCGTTTACGTAACGTTCTATAACCTAAGCTATTTCGACTCTGTTCAAAGATAGCTTTGGCTCTGCGGTACAGGCTAAGTTGTTCTGCGGTGATCAATTTTGCTGGGCGTTTAAGCCAAGCATAGTAGGCAGAACGACTTATTTTCATTAACTTGCAGAGCTTCAGCACGGGAAACTGTGAAGATAATTGCTTAATCGTTTTAAACGCTACTTGGTTTCCTTTAGCAGGAGGGCGCTGGCTTTTTTTAGGATCTCTTTCTCCATCCTAAGTTCTTTATTTTCTTTTCGAAGCCTTAATAGCTCAGCTCTCTCATCGGCATTCAAGCTGCTACCGGATTGTTCAGCATCGAATTTTGCTTTCCAGTTATAAAGTAATTTATCGGTGATCCCTAATGAAGCTGCCGCTTTTGGGACGCTATAACCTTGTTCGGTGACTAATGCGACCGCTTCTTGCTTAAACTCAGTAGTGTAAAACCTGTTTGTTCGTTTTTTCATTTAACACCTCAATAATTGGATTATATTCCATTATTAAAGTGTCCTGTTTGATTAAAGCAGATCATATCAGGCCGCACTGCAAAAGGTAAACACGCTCGCACTCGTTCAGTTAATGGTATTGATGGCGATATCAAACTCAATAAAGCCCTGTGGGTGATGGCGGATACCTTATTTAACCAACTCGCCCCTCGCCAACCCAACTAATTTTCCCGCCCTGACAGGGTGTGTCGTTGCGCGTTGCTTTCTTATTGTTCAAATAAACACCATCACGTTATTTATCAATGAATTACTTATAGTGATTTTTCACTAAAAAGCCCAATGAGAATTTTTCCCAACAGACACAACCTGTCAACTCCCTAAGTTAAACTCCCTTATCCCTATAATTTCTAACTGTCTGTTATTGAGAGCAATACGTTATGTTTCAGACCAACCGAAAATATGACCGCATGGCTGTGCGGCTCTCTGCGCTGATTGCCCGCTTAATGGCAGGAGAAAGCCTTGTGCTCTCATGTTTAGCTCAAGAGTTCAATGTTTCTGAACGCACGTTACAACGGGATTTACGTAAACGCTTAGCTTATTTGGGTGTAGAAGGTCGGCAAGGGGTTTACCGCCTGCCACTCAATACGCTAAAAGCGTATCGCAATAAAGATGTTCTCACGTTCGTCAAGCAAATGGGCATGACGCGGCTTTTCCCGGGCCTAGACAGTCGTTTACTCAATTTGCTGTTATCCCAACGCCAACATGCACCTTGTTTAATTTGGCATCATGCTCACCGAACTTCAGCGGAGCATGCCGAGCATTTTTACCAATTAGTCTATGCCATCATAGGCTATCAGCACATTACCTTACTGACCGCTGAACGCCGCTTTCATCCATTATGCCCTTATCAATTAATTTACCGAGAAGGACAATGGTATCTGCTCGCAGCATACCACCAGCAAGTCCATGTATTTCTTCTGGAAGACATTCAATCCGTTAAACCGCTAGTCAGCACATTTATTCCCCAAAAAGACATCAACCAACTTTCGCAACAAAATAGCTTTATCGCTGCGTTACCGCATTTTCGATTGATATCGCAATTGCTGATGCCCCTCATTTCAACAACAGAAGGATAATCCCATGCCACATCATTCAATTTTGTCTACTCCCCTTTCACTCCCTACCGATTGTCCACATTGCCATTCAGATAAAGACATCATTCCATGGGGAACGGGCTGGATGTGCCGTGATTGTGGTTATGAGTGGCACATTCCGTCACAAGAGCCGATTCAAGAATTTCAGCAAGCTTAAATCAACAGGAGATATCGAATGAATACCCTCACCCACCTTCGCCTAGGTCTTGAACGCATTGCATTAATTATTACCCTCATTCTGTGTTTCATACTCACCATAATACTTGCCACACATTTTAATCTTGAGGGGCTAGTCCTAAGCCCCTTCGCCATCCCACTGTTCTACCTCATACTTTATGTGCTTGCACTGACTGTCCCTCAATGCCTCGCTCAATTGCTGCTGTGGGTGGTGTGTGCATTTCGCAATATCCACTATACCTTTCGCCTTAGCCCCCGCCTAGCCAGCACGACATTATCCATCATCATCGGCCTAGTCATCACCTGTACGCTGCTGATGCCAAGTTTAAGATCCATTTATTTTTTCAGTAGAAACGGTGCAATCATCACTCTTTTCATCGAGGTATTGATTGCGATTGGCGGTGGATATTGGAGCCATAAAAAAATTCGCCATTACTTCTTAACGGCTCAAGGTAAGTAGCCATGAGAAGCCTTGTCATCCGTCAAAGAATATTGGTTAAACGTATTGAGATCATTGTCTAATGTTTTCACACAATATCGATAAAATGCTGCCTATTGGGCTCTCACTGCTAGGGATCATAAGTATTGCCCTCAAGATTTCTGCTGTACTCGGTGATCGTGAGTGCGTGTCTTTTATCAACGAACCTAAAAGCCCGATCACCGTTTATGAGTACCCAAATAGCCCTTCCTTTACTTTCTACCAAAAGCCTTTATCACCCGAGTACTTTTGGGCCACCAAAAGTACGGCTGATAATATATGGGTTCAGCTTTATCAGGCTGTCACTCCATATGGCAATTTAGTAGAGTCGGATAAAATAGGCTGGATAAAAGCAGAACGCGTTGAACGGCAAGATCAATTTCACTGCTTTCCTAACGATATGCGTAGAAATTGATATTTAAAATGTTAAAACCGAAGACTCACAGCCAGTTAGGTTGTGAGTTAAACATTCACAATAATGAGGTTAAAATGAAAAAAATCATGTTACTGATAATCAGTGCACTGATATCTTTTAATGTCTTCGCGAATACCGTGATATATCTCAACCCATTAAATATCGACGCATTAGGCGTCCACACTAAACCCGTTCCCCATAACGCACGCTTGATCGATAAACTGAATGATCACACTCTACTAATTACTGACGATACTGTACTGACTGATCCACAGTATGGTGTAGAATTTATCAATGACTATTGGGTCGTCAATACAAAAACGAATAAAAGCCAATACATTTATTTGGATTACAATACTGGCATTGTCAATTTATCCAAAAATGATACAGGTGTACTGATAATTTCTAGGGAAGACGAAACCAATCGTATCATGTCTGATGAAGAGGTCAGCATGGATGTGTTGAATTAGGTAACTTGAGCCATTCTGACCCAAAATCTTACCTGACCCATTACCTGACCCGAAATCAGGTAAAAATAAAAAGGAGTTAGATGATTAACACCTAACTCCTTGATAAATTTGGTGACCCCTGCTGGACTTGAACCAGCGACCAATCGATTATGAGTAATCTGATAGCGCGAGCAAAAACAACAAGTTACAATAAAATCAAAAAGTTAAAACGCAGATAGTATTAAATAACATTAAGAATTCATAACTTGAAGGGGCACAAAAGGGGCAATTATTCCACCGGAAGATATTCAAGCTTTGACATGAAAGTGTAGTCCTTATGCTTATACTTTTCAGGTAATGTAAATAAAAATGAGAGCTTGCCCCTTTTACCGCTAGTGGAACTAACCATATAAAACTGTCTGGCAAGCCACTTATCTTTACGAAGCGTATACATATATGCAACTAACCAAAGTAAGATAGTAGAATCAACTCTAGCATATAAAATAAATTCAAGATCATCGGAAAAATTTTCATCTTTCTCATCAAGGATTAGCTCCAAAATCTCATCCATCATCAATTTAGTCCCTTCATTAAATTGAATACCAAGAGTTTTAGTCATTTTGATAACATTTTCATAATCACCATATTTGAACTTAATATTTAATTTATTTATATAATTAATAAACCATGTATCATTTCCCTTAATTTTATTTATAACATGGTCACTTTTTAGATTATGAAGCAGTGCATCTATTAATACATTAATTTTATTTACTTTATTATCTTTAGCATAATTATTACTTTGTTTATCATTTTCATTTTTTACTAATTCAACTTGCTCAGCTATCAATTTGTTTTGCTTTCTAATTAAATTACGTTGCCTTACGTTATCTGTTTCAACTTGCTGAATTTGTCTTCTAATTAAACGACGTTGTCTTACGCTATCTATTTGAACTTGCTTAATTTGTATTTTAATTAAACGACGTTGTCTTATATTGTCAGTTTGCACTTGCTGAACTTGTCTTATACTATAGTATAGAGTTCCTGAAAGCATCGCTACACTTAGCAACCCAAACATTCCAGCTATAAATGAGCCAAAGTACCCCCAAGACTCCATTTGTGCAGAAATACCATTACCCCAAAAGGTTTTGATAAATATAATAATAATAAAAACACTAACTAAAAAAACGATAAAAATTAAACATATCAAACTAATTGGTAAGAGTTTTTTCATTTTTTATAACCAACGGATTTAATTTAACTGCTTCTTCTAAATGGTCGGGTGCAAAATGTGCATAACGCATTGTCATTTTGATGTCAGTATGACCCAGTACCCTTTGGAGTACTAATATATTGCCACCGTTCATCATAAAATGTGATGCAAAGGTATGGCGTAAAACGTGTGACATTTGACCATCAGGCAATACTATTTTTGTTCTTTTTAAAGCGGAGCGGAACGCTGAATAACAAGAAGTAAATAAAGCCCCTCTTGTCTTTTTTCCTACAACTAGGTTATAGAGTTCTTCGCTTATCGGAACTGTTCTATTTCTATTACCTTTCGTATTTGTATAAGTGATCCGAAACTTACTAACGTTAGAACCTCTTAAAGATTCAGCTTCTGACCAACGGGCACCTGTCGATAAACAAATTTTAACAACAGTCAATAAATGCTTGTTTGAGCTATTCGCGCATTCTTCAAGTAACAAGTTAATTTCATCAAGAGTTAAAAAAGCCATTTCGGTTTCTTCGGTCTTAAATGAGCGAATCGACTCAACAGGGTTTTCATGCTTCCATTCCCCTAAGCGCTTTAACTCATTAAACATAGCCCGAAAATAAGCGAGTTCTAAATTCATCGTTCTTGGCGAAACTTTATCTAAACGTTCAGTACGCTTAAGTTTTCCAGAAATACGTTTTTCTCTATATGATGAAAATAACTTAGCTGAAAACTCAGAAGCTAACGGCGATCCCATGCAATCAGTAGCATACAGCATCGCTGACTTTCTTTTACTACCATCATCAATCGTGACACCGTGGGAATTATACCAAGTCTCTATTAACTCGCTGAGTTTACGCCTATCTTCTTTATCACCTAGCCAAGGTTGATTATCAACGTTATCTAAAATATAACGTTCGTAAGCAATCAATTCTCCCTTTGTTGCCCTTGTTATGCGAATGCGCTTACCTTTCCCATTTTTTTTGCCTTCAGGGTAAAAATCTAAGCGCCAGCGCCCATCGGGTTGTTTGGTTATTGACATTGCAATATCAACCTATCATTGGTAATAGAATCATCTCTTTCCGATTCTTGTGGCTTTCGTTACTCCAATGGGGAGTTTCGGTGTTGCCATTATGGCTCGTCTAGCTTCGGTGCTATTTTGAATTGTATTGATAATTTCATCATTAGTGAACCTGATTTCATTATCATTTATTTCTATTAATTCTCCTAACATTTTACCAGAAATGCTATATTTGTGTCTGTTAAAGTCTTTAACTTCCGAATTATAAATTTTATCCAACGATAGGTTATAAGCAATTGGACTTAATTTCATGTTATTATATTTTAAATCATCCATTTCATTTGTATTGTTAGATAATGTGTCTATTTTTTTATTTAAGCTCATTATCATCTTAAACAACATCGACTCTTCATTATTCAATTCTTTTGGCTCAAGTTTTGCAGGCTTTATTTCCAATAGCTTAACAATAGAGTTAATATCATCAGATGCTGATTCAGTTTCTATTAACATATCCGCCATTTTTACAATATCATTGTTAACCTCATCTATTCTCAGAGATGACGAGTATTCAACGTAACGAAATCCAGATATATCAAATGGCGCTTTTTCTTTCCCATCAGTAATTAAAATGGTTTTTTTATTAAAAGCTTGCCTTAATCCCAACTCATAAAATACATTAGCATTCTTAGTTGTTAAATCACAAATAGCCATATCACATTCAACTATTTTTTTGAGAATATCAAACATGATCATATGGGAAGCTTTACTATCGTCTGCTCTAACAGCCTTATAGCCAGCAGCTTCGCAGGCGGGTTTTATCAAGTAATCATAAACCCGCTTAAAGTGCCCCTTTTCATAGTCAGGGTGATCTGCAATAGGCATTATTATAAAACAGGTCTTTTCGTTTGCTTCTGTTTGCTCTACAAGTTCAACCGCGCCAGTGTGTTTTTCTTTTTTAGTTGTACTCATTTTAATAATCCTTTATGCAATATTACTAGACTCACGTAAATAATAAGGTTAATTAGTTATTGGTATAATTACATAACTTAACGTTGGTCTGTAAAATCACCTGTTTTAAGGAACTCACGAAACTGTTGTTCATTAAGAATGATGACCCCCATTTCGCGTGCTTTATCCATTTTCATTTGGCTGGCATTATAGCCATAACAAAGCAGTTTCAAGTGAACAGTTACAGATTTTCTGACTTCCATGCCAGCATCACTAGCTAATTTTTCTAGTTCGGATTTATCATCCTTTTTAAAACCAGTAAAATGAATATCAAAGGTTTCTGGCTTAGGCTCTTTTATTTGAAAGTCACCACATTCAATCATGCCATCAATAAATGATTGAGCCTCTTCTAAACTATCAACATATTCAATTATGCGATCTTTTCTAAAAGTTTTAAGCTTCCCTGATTCATCGAGATTAAGGCTTATTCCTTGAATATAAGTCTCATTTTCAGACACATTATTAATTGTTTGAATAGAAACTATTTCTCTTGAATTAACATAAATAAATAATAATGTTTGGCTCATAATTTAGCTCTATTGATTGTCAATGATAGTAACTACACGACCAATAATTGATATGTCTTTTAACTCACAGTCAAACGCCATGCCAACACCAGACACGCGAACACGCTGCATTGGCATTCTCGTTAATTCTCTAATGCTAATTTTATCGTCGATTCGAACTAGCCATTTTCCGTCATAAACTTCACTAAACTTACGGTCAACAATAAAATAATTTTGGGCGTCTTGAACAACTATTGGTTCGCTAGGAAACGGAACGCCTTGCTTGAATAACACCTTGTCATACATGGTGATACCTGCGTCAAACTCTTCACCATCAATGATTTTATATTTTTTAAGACGTAAAACGTCCAACTCTTCATTGTCGAACTTTTTACCCTGCCCAGTAGCTAACCATTCGAGATTAACACCTGTTTCTGATACACATCTAACAACTAAGTCTGCTGGGAAAATATCTCTTTTATATCTACCAGCTAAGCTGCTTGATGCCATTTCAAAATGCTGAGCCAACATTAGCTTTGAGCTAAAACCATATGCTTCAATGATACGATCCAATACTGGAGCACTATCACCGAACATTTCTAAATGAAATTTTCCCATAACCATTTCGATAGTCTCGCAAAAAGCTACAAATCATTTGACTTGTAGTTAAATACGAAATAAACCCGCCTCAAGTTGTAGTAAAAAAACAAATAACACTAAGCAATAACAAATAGCACACTAACAGGAGATTTTGCCTTATGCGCCCAAACATTACAATAACCATTCCAGACCCATACGTCACAGTTAGTGAGTATTCCAAGCGTACTGGTTTATCTAAAAGCTCTGTACGCAATATGATTGCTGATGGGCGCCTGCCTATTCGCAAAAAGGATAAAGATTTAAAACAAGGTACAGTTTTTATTAATCTTGCTGCTATCACTGTTGAATCATTGTCAGAGTGTAATGTTTCGCTTCAAGCGTAGTAATTATTCGCTTTAGGAGAATAAAAGCTATGTTTGATTATCAGGTTTCCAAACAAGCCCACTTTGATAATGCCTGTCGTGCTTTTGCGATTAAGCACAAAGGCGATCTTGTTCAGATAGCAGAAACCATCGGCATGAATGCGCAAATGTTGCGTAACAAGTTAAACCCTGAGCAACCTCATAAGTTTACTTGGGATGATTTAATTAAGCTGACCGATGAAACAGAAGACGCGACTTTAATTGATGGTTTATTAGAACAGCTTCAATGTCAGCCGTCGGTACCGCTGAATAATGCATGTGAGGGTAATTTTCCTGCTTATGTATTAAATGCAGCATCTGAGGTTGGAAAGTTAGCAAGCCAAGCGGTTTTAGGTGGTCATATTAATAATGCCCGTTCCGCTGAAATTAAACAGAGCGTAAATAATGCGATCCGTTGTTTAGCATTAGTCGGTGTGACAATTTCAGCCCGTTTACATTCATCCCCTGCGTTTGTATCAGCAATTGATGCAGTCGCAAATTTAAGTCAATCAATGGTGTGATTATGACTCAAGCACATAAACAGCAGTACAAATATAAAGTTACTGGCAACTCATTTAAATGTGTAGAAGTAAAAAACGCAAATAAAAAAGATGGTTCATTAAAATATATTGTTCCTGTTCTTTTATTCGCAGTTATTTATTTAATCGCAAGAATATAAAAGGTGACACTATGCAACAGAATCCAGCATTACTAGAACAGCGTTACATGCCTATGAGCATTCAGCAACGGGCACACGGCATGAATAAGGTTGCTGAAGTTAAATCAAAAAAATTAGGTTTAAGTAATCAAGAATTAAAATCATTTATGAAAGAAATGCGTGACCGTTTTAATGATGACTACGAAAATAATAAGAAGTTATTAGGTGTTATATTTTACATGTCAGGAATTGATAAAGAACGTCATGATTGCCAGTTTGAAGATTTAACATCAAAAGAGATATTTAATATGGTTAAATCTATTAACTATATTAAGGCCGCAAGTGCATTATTACCAAAGAACCTGACATTACCACTTAATTAAATTAACCAAATAAATTAAATGACGTTAACGCGTCAGGGATTTTCATACTCTAAATTTAGGAATTAAATAAATGAATATACCAGAACCAACATTCACACCTGTATTAGATGCCACTTCAAATGATGCGATTTTAATTGATGGTTACATTAATTGGAATCGTACCGATGAACGCCAAGTGTGTAATGACCGTTATGCGTCACGCCTGCGTAAGCTTCAAATGTATGTACTGCAAGAAAAACCAGATTATGCGGCTATCAGTCAGTTAATTGAAAGTGAGATTGAACATATTGAGAATCAAAAACAAGAATTGAATTATGTTTGATACTCAAGAACACAATAGCGACGTATATATTTCAATACGTCGCAACCAAGAAGCCAATAAGCCAGAGTTGCCAAAATCAGCGACTCTGGCTGAACGCATTATGTGGGATGCCAATAAAGATGATGCGCAGTGGCGTCATGAAATATTTGCGCATGTTCCCGATTTCCTCGCGATTTATTTTGCCACTAAATACGCCAAGATATTTAAAAAATCTGGTCGTCGTCGTGCCAATGAGTTTTTACGCAAAACTGCTAAGAATGTATTGCCACGATTCGAAAGAGTCATGAAACAGTATGAATTTAAACATCGTGTATCTGGCGATAGGCCATTCCCCTTTATTGAACAACTCGAAAATATCGCCCAATTAGATAGAGCGGTTATCAAAACACTTGCTAATGAAATCACCTGTTTTATGAGTGACAACTATCAGGCTGCAACTGAACAATATGTTAATCATGATCCAAGAGATGAACATGAAGCCCGTCAGCGTCTTGATAAAACTTATGCATTTCTTGCTAAATTAACATTACAGTCTGGCACTCAGCCACCCTATTGGCAGCAATTCATTAACGGTCGGAAAAAGCCGACTGATGACCAATTGTGTGCGGCTTTGCTGCGCATGTTTGATGTTGCTTGGTGGTATCGCAGATTAAAGCGTATGAGCGATGTTAAGCGTGAGCACCTCGCGATTGCCATCGGTCAAGTGCAAAGGTCCGCATCCCCTTATGTTTCAAAAACTACATTGCACCGCTGGGTAGAGCAAAAACGTTCTAATTGGCAGTTTCTTAAAGACTTTGAATTGCAAGACGAAGACGGCAACCGAACTGAATTAACAAAAATGGTTTTAGGCAGTGTCGGTAACCCTGCCGTTCGTCGTTGTGAGCTTATGGCGAGAATGCGAGGCTTTGAGGATTTAGCTGATGAAATGGGATGTGTTGGCGAATTTTATACTATTACCGCTCCATCAAAATATCATTCAGCCTATCAAGCGGGTGGTTTTGTTTCTAACTGGATGGGTAACGACCCTCGCGCAACACAAAAATATCTCTGTAGTGTTTGGCAAAGAATCAGGGCAGCTTATGCACGTGCTGGTATTCGTGTTTTCGGTTTTCGGGTTGCTGAGCCGCATCACGACGGTACACCTCATTGGCATATGTTGTTATTTGTTCGTCCTGAACATGTTGAAGAATTGAGAGATATTTTTTGTTATTACGCCCGATTAGAAGACTCAGAAGAACTGCAGTCACAAAAAGCCCTTAAAGCCCGTTTTCATGTTGAGTCTATTGATAAAGAAAAAGGTAGTGCGACAGGTTATATCGCTAAATACATCAGTAAAAATATTGATGGATTTGCGATGGACGATGAAGTTGACGAGGAAACCGGAAAAAAAGCCAAAGAAATGGCGCGTTCGGTTTCGGCTTGGGCATCACATCATAAAATTAGGCAATTTCAACAAATCGGCGGGGCTCCTGTCACTGTGTGGCGTGAATTGCGCCGTATGGGTGATGATACTGAATCATCCACTGGGTTAGACCTCGACTTTGCCGAAGTCCAGAAAGCAGCCGACACAAGCAATTGGAGTGAGTACACCAAGTTACAAGGTGGCGCGTTCGTGCGCCGTGCTGACCTTATCGCTCGTCTATGGTATGAGCGCGAAGAAAAAACCAACGCTTATGGTGAACCCGTCGATTGTATCAAGGGTGTTTATTGCACCTTAGTTGGTGATGACTCCCCTCTAATTACCCGTATAAAGAACTGGCAGATAGTACCGAAGTTAGCCGACGCGATAGCGGAGGTTGCTTTTGATGGCGCGATTAGCGCCCCTTGGAGTTCTGTCAATAACTGTACGCAGGTACGGAGGACGATTAAAGACAAAGAAACGGTTATTCCCGATATTGTTAGAAAAGCCAAAGAAATTGGCATCACTTTAGACCCCGAAAAAGACCCTTTCATGATCTATTCAGTTGCAAAAGGGGCAATTTATACAGAGAACGGTCAAAGCGTGAAGTTTTACGAGAATGGCCACATTCAAACAATCGTCAGTAAATCTGATAAAAGGCAAAAAGTACGAGATAGATTGAGTCAATCAATGGTCCGTATTCAGCAGAGGATTAAAGAAAATGGCAATGACAGCAGCAGAACGCAAAGCAGCTCAACGTAAACGACAAAAAGAGAGTAGAGAAACTAAATTTGAGCTAATTGTTGATGCTCAAGAGTTGGAAATGTTGAAGAAAAATTGTGCATTACGTAGACCAGGGAAAAACCCCTACGAAGTTGGCGAGTATATTCAGTTACTGATACGCCAAGACGCTGAGCGACTGAATAAACAGCTTGAAGAGTTATCAAAATCTAGCTACAAAAAATGTGGTGATAATTTGCCAGTGACTGAATGTTGCCTCGCTGGTGATTCTGAGTGCTGGCTAACAAAAGGACACAATGAGTTTTCTTTAAGTCTTGCAAGAATAAAAATGAACGTGACATGTCACAAAAGCGGTAAATCACAAAAAGATTATGTAACCCTATAATTATAAATATTTTTTTATTATTTTCCTTTATAGGGTTTCCAAAAAGCAATATTTATATATACTGTATATATCCACAGTATACAGATGAGATATTTGAATATGAGTGATTTTTTATATGAGTCCGTTGCGTTTGAACGTATTAGCGTTATTGCTAAATTGGGTAGTTTAGAAGTTTGTAATGATTACGAGCGCCAAGTTGTGCTAACACTGATTACAGACATTGCAGATGATGCGAGAGAAGAAATATCAAATAAAAATAATAAAAAAATTAGGCTACTAGAAAGCAGCCCTATCGATATGAAAAAATCACATGGTACCGGATTTTAATAGCCCTAAAGCCAATTGGCGCTGTTGAGGGTTAAAGTTCTCAATCATAGATTGAATTAAATCATCTGAATGTGCGCTTGGGCTTATTGTATGACTGAACGTCAGATTTAAAACGTAAGTATGACCGCATTCAACATCATTACATGCACAATAAAGATCTGAAATTTCACGATGTTTTCTGTTTGATTTGCGAATTGTCGCGCGTTGGCCGCAAATTGGGCAGAATATTTTTAACACTTGCATGTTCCAGCGCTCCGATTGTTGATAACGCTTTAATTTTACCCTATTTTTAAACATTATTCATTTCCTGTGCTGATATTTTGACGAAAGTTCAGTTTTAATGCTTCATTCCTACCTATTTCGGCATTAATGGCATTCATAAAAAGATTTTGCACAGGAATAACCTCATCTTGTCGGTACGCTTCCCTTGCTTTTAATGGGTCGCCTAAGCCGCCAGAACCTAAGCCGGGGATAATGCCAGCAAGGCCAGCGGGGAAACGATGAGCATTAAGCACATCTTGCGCACTAATACTTTTGACATTGCTAAATTCATCATTAGCGGAAATATCACCAACTGGAATAAATTTAATACCGTCAGGGTGATCTGCTTTAATCAAACAGGACACTTTAATAATGGAATATAATCCAATTATTGAGGTGTTAAATGAAAAAACGAACAAACAGGTTTTACACTACTGAGTTTAAGCAAGAAGCGGTCGCATTAGTCACCGAACAAGGTTATAGCGTCCCAAAAGCGGCAGCTTCATTAGGGATCACCGATAAATTACTTTATAACTGGAAAGCAAAATTCGATGCTGAACAATCCGGTAGCAGCTTGAATGCCGATGAGAGAGCTGAGCTATTAAGGCTTCGAAAAGAAAATAAAGAACTTAGGATGGAGAAAGAGATCCTAAAAAAAGCCAGCGCCCTCCTGCTAAAGGAAACCAAGTAGCGTTTAAAACGATTAAGCAATTATCTTCACAGTTTCCCGTGCTGAAGCTCTGCAAGTTAATGAAAATAAGTCGTTCTGCCTACTATGCTTGGCTTAAACGCCCAGCAAAATTGATCACCGCAGAACAACTTAGCCTGTACCGCAGAGCCAAAGCTATCTTTGAACAGAGTCGAAATAGCTTAGGTTATAGAACGTTACGTAAACGGTTATGCAAAGAGGGCTTTAGCGTGAGTGCTTATGGCGTTCAAAAGCTAATGGCTCAGCTTGGCCTAGTCGTCACTCAGCGCGTTGCTTACAAAGTCACCACAAAACGCAAACACAGTGATGCCGTAGCCGATAATTTGCTCAATCAAAATTTTAATCCTCACGCACCTAACGAAGTGTGGGCGGGTGATGTGACCTATTTAAAAACAGGGGAAGGCTGGATGTATTTAGCCATCGTGATGGACTTATACTCACGCCGTATTGTGGGTTGGCATATCGATAAACGAATGACGGCAGATTTAGTCAGTAAAGCCTTGATGAAAGCGTATAACTTACGCCAGCCCGAAAAAGGCTTAGTCTTTCATAGTGATAGAGGCTCTCAATATACGAGTAAGCGATATCGCCGCTTGCTAACAAGCTATGGTATTAGGGCAAGCATGGGTGATGTTGGAGCCTGTTGGGATAACGCCGTTGTAGAACGATTTTTTGGCAGTTTAAAACACGATTGGGTACTGAAAATCCCTCAGCCGACTCGGAAACAGATGAAAGAAGATGTTATCGCGTATATGCGCTATTACAACCTAGAAAGGTTTCATACTGCCAACGGTGATCTGTCCCCAATTGAGTATGAACAAAATTCCTTAAGAAAAGTGTCCTGATTTAGTTGCGCAGAACAGGGTCACCATTTGGCACACTGACAAACATCGTTTCAAAATTGCCGATTCCCCTACTTTGGCTGAGCTTTTGAATAATTTCTTCTTCTACTTCGTCGGTCATATTCGGGTCATTACAGTAAATCATCCCGCCAGTGTGTGCACCATTATGGTAATAACGACGACGAAAAATAGTGGCCTCACTATTTAGTAAAGCCGCATGAATACCGCCAATATAATCCGGTAAACCGTAGACTTGCTGTTGTGGGTCATACATTTTGATGTAAATAATTTCGTCAGGCGTATAAACCAGCGGTTCACCCTCTTGTAAAATGACAAAATCACCATCTTTACGCCTACGTAAATAAAGTGAGGGTAAAATTTCCAATCCGATAATTTCACCCCAGCCATTGCGCATTTTTAAAATAGCTACATCACCGAACAAAAAATAATTAAAGACAGCCGCTTTTAATTGCTCATGCGTTAGGCCACCGCCGATATAATCACTCGTCACCATATTATGACGGGCGTAGAGAACGCCGCCATGTTGCCCATTTAAATTAACGAGTTGGGCGAGTGCTTCACGGTCTATCGGCGGCGTCCAGTGATCAAACTCGTTGTCATACCAGATATTTTTATAGTCAGTATGCGTCGTTAATATGGGCGTGGGCTTACCTAGTGTGATACTAAACCCTTTTGATGGTGCTTTTTTTGATTGCACCATTTGATTATTTGAATTCCGTTTCTTTTTCATTATGCGGCCTTAGAAAATTGATATCTTGATTTACGTTTTTTGTCCGTATTAAGTGGTTCTTTAATCACAGCATGCGCAGTTGCCCAGAAAACATCGGCATGGCCTGTTTCTTGTGTTCTATCTGCGACAAATGTCATCGCCCCACCTTTTGCTGTAGTTGTATGTCGAATACATAAAAACGATGCGGGGATTTCTTTCTGATCTATATCCCACTCAATACGTTGCTCATCAACGATATCTATCATTTTCATGACAAGCTGGGTTTTCATTTGCAGACTATAAAGAATGGGCTGTGTGATCCGTGGTGCGAAATCTTGCACCATTTCATAAACTGACTGACCTATACCCGTTGTATCTATACCAATATGGGTAAAGCGGTATTTTTTTGTTAGGTCTTCAATCAACTTGGCCTGATGTCGCCAGCTAAAGCCCTGCCAGTAAAACGTCGCCAATACTCTAAATACTTCCGGTACCATCATTGGCGGTGCAACAATCACAAACGTTGATGTGTCACCAGAACGTGCAGGGTCATAACCTCCCCATACTTCACGGTTACCAAATGGGCGCGCGTCATCAGGTTTATGGTCTTCCCATAAATTCACATCAACACCGCATTTATGTAACGCGTCATACTTAAACACAGATGCGCCACTATCAATAAACACGCACATAAACAACATGTTAAATGAATCTGGGTTATATTTGTTTCTAAGCCTATCTATGCTCGCTAAGTTAAACCCACCTTTTATGGCGTCTTCAAGAGTGATAACATAACGCCACTGCCCGTCTGGACAATCTCGCCCGCCATCTCTTAGCTCATTAAACTCTGGAAAAATCACCTTCTTACGTTTGGGGTCATTTCCTCGCCATTCGTCACCCGTCCAGAAAGGATACGCGGGATGAACTTTGGTACTAGGCGTTGAAAAATAGGTAGTTCTCCAATGGTCATGTGTTGCCATCGCTGATGAAACTTCATTAAATCTCTTGAAGTCCGGTACCCAGAAATATTCGTCACAATATAAATGACCTGAATATGATTGAGCTGTGTTTTTATTGGTGGATAAAAAACGTAACTCAGCGCCATTACTTAAACGGATTGGATTGCCTGTTAATGTGATCCCGAAAAATTTCTCTGCAATGTTGACAATGTATGATCGGAAAACTTCGGCCTGTGGCTTAGATGCCGAAAGGAATAATTGTGGTTTGCCTGTTAGTACCGCGTCTTCAAATGCTTCAAAAGCAAAATACCATGTCGCACCGATTTGGCGGCTTTTTAGAATATTTCTCACAGACTTGGTGATATTTGCCCGTAAATGTTTTTGATAACCAAATAACATTTCGTCAGCAAATTTTTGAAAGTCTTCGGCGGTGATACTGGAAATATCATTTTTACGGTATTTTTTCTTTTTCTTTGGCTCGCCGTTATCATCTGAAACATAATCGCCGCGGCCTTCCATATCCGATAATTGCGTTTTTAAAGACGCCATTTTTTCCGCGTGCTTATTCGCTTGCGCCATTAATTTAACGTGGCTAGCAATTAATCGGTCTAATTCATCTAATTCAAGTTCTGTTTTTTTATTTCGCTCGCTCAATAAAGCGATACGACGGTTAATTGCTTCAATCACACTTTCATGACTGAGCATATCAGCCCAATTCCATTTTTCCGCCCAGTAGTAAACGATCCGTCTGTTGGGCAGGCTTAATTCCTCCGCGATTTCCGCTGGAGTATAGCGTCGCAAATATAACGATTTAGCGACCTGTATTTTTGTATCCGTGTATTTAGCCATAGTAGATGCATTGTGACGTGCTCCGATGCGTCTAGCATTAACCCGCATTCGGCAAAGCGTTTATAACCGAATCGAACTTGTCGAAAGTAAAAAAAATGTGGGCGATACTAAAACCTAACGAAATGGAAGCAATAAACCCACGGATGGGAGCAACATGTAAATATGTCGCAATTAATGACGAATTGGCTGTGTATAGCTACAGAGGGTGATACTGTCGATGGACGTAGAATTGATGCTCATTGGCTAGAAGAATCCGCTGAACTTTATGACCCTAATTTATATACAGCCTGTATTTGGCCTGAGCATGAGCGTTATTTTGGTTCTATGGGCGAAGTATTAGCCGTAAAGACTGAAAGAGATAGTGATGGGGTATTAAGGCTATATGCTCAACTGTGTCCAAATCATCATCTATTACAAGCGAATCGTGACGGTCAGCTTTTATTTACCTCTGCGGAATTTACACCGGATGGAAATTTTAGAGGCACAGGCAAAACGTATTTAGAAGGGCTTGGCGTTACTTGCTCCCCTGCAAGTGTTGGAACAACACGATTACGCTTTAAATCAGGAAAAAACCAATATCGATACGGCTCACTGAAACCCCTCGTTATCGATGAAGTTAAACAGTTTAAGGACAAAATAAAAATGGCTAAAGATAAAAAAGGCGGTTGGAAAAGTTTTTTTAATATTGAAGATTCAAACGATGCTAGTTCATCCACTGACGATGAAGTCACATTAGAAAATATTAAAGACGCACTTCAAGATTTCCATACGCGACTAATTGCAATTGAACAGCGTCTAACGTCAACGGAAACCGATGTTGAAGAGGTACAAGAAGACATTGAAACCGTTAAAGATGTTGTTGATACCGTTGAATTCAAACAGTTAAAAGACAATATTTCAAATATTGTTAGTAATTTTAGCAAGTTAGATTCAAAAGTTACTAATTTACCAAAGTTAAACCCACGCGGTGATAAAGATAAAACAAAACGTTTCAATCACTTAGTTTAATGCTGTTGTAATTAAACTAAAAAATTGAAATTGGAAAAATTAGGAGAGGGATTTCCATGTTATTAAACCTGAAAGCGCGTGAGTTTCTACGTAATTATGCGATTGCGTTAGCGAGTGAAGCAGGCACGGATAATGTATCGCGTTATTTCGCGATTACTGAGCCGAAAGAAATTCAATTACGTGATGCACTGTTAGAAGAAGTTGATTTCCTTGGCATGATTAATTTGCAATATGTCGACCAACTTCAAGGGCAAGTAGTCAGTACAGGCAATCCGGGGATTTTCACGGGGCGCGTTAAAGATGGTCGTTTTTCTCGTAAGTTGGGTGTTGATGGCAATACCTACCAACTTTATGAGACAGATTCATGTGCGGCATTAGAATGGCGCTTATTATCCGTATGGGCGAATTCAGGTAGTGAAGATGAATTTTTCCAGAAAATGCAAGGGTTCACGCTGAAATCATTTGCGTTAGACCAACTGCGTATCGGTTTTAACGGGACACACGTTGCTGAAAATACGGATCCACGTAAGTTCCCAAATGGCGAAGACGTTAATATCGGTTGGCACGCACTGGCTAAACAGTGGCAAGGTGGTAAACAAGTTATCACTACACCTGTCGTGCTTGATGAAAAAGGTGATTTTAAATCATTGGATGCAATGGCATCGGATATTGTTAATACCTGTATACCGCCTGAGTTCCGCAATGATCCACGTTTAGTGGTGCTTGTTGGGGCTGAATTGGTTGCGGCTGAACAATACCGCTTGTATCAAGCAGCAGACCGACCAACGGAAAAAATAGCGGCTCAAATGTTGGGAACCACCATTGCGGGTCGCCCTGCGATTATTCCACCGTTTATGCCGGGTAAACGTATGGTTGTTACACCATTATCTAACTTGCATCTGTACACGCAACGTGGTACGGGTCAACGTAAAGCTGAATTTGTTGAAGACCGTAAACAATTTGAAAATAAATACCTGCGTAATGAAGGTTATGCGCTTGAGTATTATGAGTTATACGGGGCTTATGATGAAGACGCAGTGACCATCGGCAATGTGTCAGAACCGAAGGAAACTGTAGAGTAATGCTATCACCTGCTCAACGTCACCGCCAAGCCGTAGAACTACGCCAAAAGCTAGAACGGCAAGAAGCCGTTACTATCGCCGATGGTACCAGTATGCACTTACAAGCAAGGGCGATTGAGCGGGATGTCAAACGGCTACGTGAGCAACCGACAACAGCAGACAGAGTGGAAATGAAAAAGCGGGAGTTATTGCCCGCCTATATTCCGACAGCTGAACGCTATTTGTCCGAGGGTGAAGTATACCGAAACCCGATATTTGCTTACTGCACCATTTGGCTATTTGATGTCGGGGATTTCGACAAGGGGTTGGATTGGGCAGATATTGCCATTGAGCAGGGACAGCTCACCCCCGATAACATCAGAAGTCAATTTCCAGCCCTTGTTGCTGACATTATTTTAGCGTGGGCAACGTTGGAAAATGAATCCGGAAACAGTATAGAACCTTATTTTTCAAGGACATTTAAAAACGTAACTGAAAAATGGCGAGTTCACGAAAAAATCAGGGCGAAATACTACAAATTTGCGGCATTGAATTTACTAAGAAGTGATCTCAATGCAGATGCGAAAGCCAGTGCAATTGATTGTGTGGATACGCTAGAACAAGCGGCGGCATACATGGAAAAAGCACGACAGCTTAATCACAAAGTCGGGGTTGATACGTATCTAAAACGTATTGCTATGCGAATTAGAGCACTAACCACCGAATAACAACTACCGCAAGCCAATCGGGCGTGGTGGAGATGATGCAATTTATTGCTTTCAGTCTTGGAAGCCAGTCAGCCCGATTTTTATTACAAGGATTGAATAATGAAAGCAGGAAAAATGGTTGGTGCAATACTGGCGTTACTCATTATTGCAGCATGTTTATTGTTACCTCTCGGTATTTCTTGGGGAATATTAAGTGTCTGGAATTGGTTCTCAATTTCAGCGGAATTAAACACCGTGCTACCTGTTAACTGGGGAACCGTTATCGGGCTATCTGTCATCTTATTTGTATTGCGAAGTATATTCTGGCGCAGTGATTCAAAGTAGCAGGCGGTAAATTATGCTTAACGGCAACGACTTAAAATATCAATCAGTTGAAATCACGAATGATGGTTTTTGGCCTGATTTAAATTTAGTGGATTTTCAAAAACAGCGACAAATACCATTAGATTTAGATGATGATTTACTGACAGATGCCTTATTAGCAAGTATTGCCGAGATTAATTTATCGCTGGAATCATTAAAGAGTAAATATATTGCGAACGGTTATAGCAAAGCACTTGAAGTGCCGGGCGCAAAAGCAAACGGGCAAAACGCATTATGTGCGCAATATAAAAAAGCACTGTATGCCCGTGCGAAAGCGGATTTAATTGGTGAGTATACCTCAATTGTGAGTCGCGCACCGAATCCGAAGCAGGAAAATCCAGAAACGAAAAATAATTTACTCGCGGAAGCTGCATTTGTGATCCGAAACATGAAAGGTTTAAAGCGCGTAACAGTGGCGATGATATGAGTAAATTACAAAGCCTAACCCGATTTTTAAAAGACAATTTACCAAAAAGAATCTGCGAAGTTGAATTTACTAGCGAAACAGACGAAATCCAGTTTATTCGTGCTCAAAAAGACTTAGGGTTAGACCAGTATCAAATGATGATACAGCAATATGATGCGGTCATCGCGTGGGGGCGCTTTCCTTATCGCGAACTTGATCCACGTTATATTCCTTTATTAATTGATGCGTGGATTAGCCAACAAGACAACGAATTTAATGACAGCAATATTGAACAAGAATCACCGTCAATGACAGTTGATGTTGATGAATATACCGCGGTTGTTGTTGTGACGATTTCATTAGCTGAACCCGTTGTAATGAAAAAAGACCCTGAAGGGTTAGTTCCCTTTGATGGTGAGCGTTGGGCACTTGCTGACCCGCAAACATGGTTCGCTGAGCACGCTGAAATCTATAGCGATATAAAACATGATAATTAATGGTCAGCTGAATAAAAACCAATTTGCAGATATGCAAAAAGCCTTAAAAGGCTTGGAATTGCCGCCGAAGAAACGACAGCGTTTTTTATGGCGTATGGCGAAATACGGCGTTATAGCAGCAGCCAAGCGCAATGTTAAAAATCAGCAATCGCCAGACGGTCACAAATGGCAAGGCAGGCAAAGTAATTATAAAAAAAAGATGCTGCGCAATATGCCAAAGCTGTTGCATATAAAAGAAATGCCGCAAGTTGAAGCCATCCGAATTTATTTGCAAGGCGGTAAGTATCGTAATGGGGCTAAAAATGTGCCCGCTGGTGTGGTTGGTTTCTCTCAACAAAACGGTATGAGTGTAACAGTTCGACGGCGGCAAGTTGAAAGCCAACAAAGCAATGATCCAAGTCGATTAGCTACAAAAAAGCAGGCAAAAAAATTACGTGAATTGGGGTATCAAGTAAAACAAGGCAAACGGCTTAAAAAGCCGACAGTAAAACTGATAACTGAAACGATGTCTTTTAATCAAGCGGGTTTAATTATCAAGAAGCTAAGCGGCAAAACAGCAAAAGGCAGTTGGACAATTGATGTTCCTGCTCGTGTATTTTTTGGCATGGGTGACAGCGATTTTAAAAAGGCGCTCGCAAGGCAGTTACAAGGGATTGGATTTGGCGCTGATATCAAGGCGCAGGATATTAAATAAAAGGATTTAACTATGTGGCCTAACGTTCAGGTTAATCAAGTCAATCAGTTACAAGGCGAAACGAAAGAAATTGAGCGCGTCTTGTTATTTGTAGGTAAAGGGAAAAGCCATATCGGCGAAACCTTACCCGTCAATACTCAAACTGATTTAGATACATTACTGGGGGCAGAAGATAGCCCTTTAAAGTCGAATATCAAAGCAACGGCGGCGAATGCAGGGCAGAACTGGTTTGGTTATGTTCACATTCTGCCAGAGAGCGCCTTAGACACTGATTTTGTTGATGCGGTATTAAAAGCACAATCAATCGCCAGTGTTGAGGGTTACGTTTATATCGGTGAAACCACCAAGGCCACCATTAAAGCGGCGCAAACACTCCGCGCAAATTTACTGGCTAAATTGGGTCGTTGGACATGGTCCATTCTTTCCGTGACTGGATTGCAAGTGGGCGAAACATGGCAAGATGCGCTGACTCGCCTCAGTGAATTACAAAAAGGCGAAGCCGCCCCATCTATTCAATTGGTGCCTAGCTTGTGGGGTAATGAAGCAGGTGTATTAGCTGGTCGATTATGTACGCGTGCTGTCACCATTGCCGATAGCCCAGCACGTGTAAAAACAGGGGCATTAATTGACTTGGGTAGCGTTGATTTTCCGAAAGATAGTGACGACGTCGAGCTAGATTTAGCCACACTTCAAGCACTGGAAAAACTGCGTTTTAGTGTGCCAATGTGGTACCCCGACTATGACGGCCTGTACTGGTCTGACGGTCGTACGTTAGATGTCGAAGGCGGTGATTATCAATCTATCGAAAACTTACGCATTGTCGATAAAGTCGCGCGCCGCGTACGTTTACAAGCAATTGCAAAAATTGGGGATCGTAGCTTAAACAGTACGCCAAATAGCATCGAAACCCACAAAAGCTACTTTGCGCGCACTATGCGTGAAATGTCACGTAGTGCGGAAATTAACGGTGTCACGTTCCCCGGTGAATGCATGCCGCCGCAAGATGGTGATGTTGTCATTGTGTGGAAAACCAAAAATACCGTTGAAATTTATATCACAGTAAGAACGTATGAATGCCCTAAAGGGATTACGGTCAGTATCTTACTGGATGCTAGCTTGGAGGCTAATCAATGAGCCAACGTTTATCGGGTCAAAGTTTTGACTTCAATATTGATGGTGACTTAATTCACGTCGAAAAGGTGAGTTTGTCTATTACAGATAACACTGCAGCGGCGCAAACGCGCGGTATGCCTGATGGTTTTGTTGCGGGCGATGTAAGCGCAGAGGGTGAAATCGAAATTAGTACTAAATATTTTGAAATTATCGTCGCAAAAGCACGTGCTGCAGGTTCTTGGCGTGGCATTAAAGTCATGGATTTTCTTTGGTATGCCAAGGCAGGCAGCGAAGAAATGAAAGTGGAGTCATTCGGCAATAAGTTGATTCTCAGTGATATTTTAGATATCGACCCCAAAGGCGGTGCTGTCACGACCCATAAAATCAAATATCTGGTCACCAGTCCTGATTTTGTGCGCATTAAAGGCATTCCCTATTTGGAATCTGAATTAACTCAAACCCTTATCGGATAATAAGGACAATTTGTTCATGGAAGAACACGAAAAAACATTCATCGCGTTATTTTTTATCGGTGTATTTATTGCGATTGGTAAAATATTAACAAGTGATGAGCAAATTACAGCCCGACTATTTTTTGGTCGTGTCATTTTAGGGTCTGCTGTTTCAATGTTAGCGGGTGCAGTTTTAATTTGGATACCGGATATTTCACCGCTGGCGATTACTGGACTTGGCTCGGCATTTGGCATTATCGGTTATCAATTAATTGAGATGTGGTTAAAAAAGCGTGGAAGCGCACTGTTAAAAAGGAAATTTAAACAATGACACTTTCAGAAAAACAAGCACTGTTTACCGTAAAAATTGCACAGCTTATCAATTGGGCTGACGAGCACGGCTACCGATTGACATTTGGTGAAGCTTATCGCAAGCCAGAGCAAGCTGCATTAAATGCCAAAGCAGGTAAAGGCATCAAAAATAGTTTGCACACCCAGCGCTTAGCAGTGGATTTTAATCTATTTATCAATGGTAAATGGATGACATCAACTACTGATCACCAACCACTAGGCGAATATTGGGAGTCGATTGGAGGCACTTGGGGCGGTCGATTTAACGATGGTAACCATTATTCGTTAGAACATAACGGGGTTAAGTAATGACTAAACAACTCGCGCTGATAATCGCATTACTAACTTGCGCGTTCGGTGCGGGTTGGAAAGTAAACGGGCTTTATCACGATAGCTTAGAGCTAACAGCTCAAAAAGTAGCGGATAAAACCCGCATTAATATTGAAAAAATATCAAGCCAATCAGGTCAGGCGCTTGAACAAAAACTGGAGGGGATCGCCAATGCTGCCCCCAGAGAAATACGCACTGAAATTATTAAGCCTGTGTTTACTAACGTTTGTGTTAGTGATGACTTTATCAGCATGTACAACCAAACCGCCGAAAATATCGAGCGTGAGTTATCAGGAAAACCTGTTAAAAAAATGCTCAACGGACATTCCGAGACTCGCGGGAACAACAGGCCGTGATATCTCAGAGCCATTAGAAAAAATGGCTATTTTATATGGTCAATGTGCCGCACGGCACAACCAATTAACGGACGAAATTAGAAAGAGAAAGGAACTCTCTCATGACTAAACAAATTATTACTTTAACCATCGGCGAAAAAGATATTAGTTTTGAGCCAAACTTAACGGCTTACAACGGCATGATTAACGATATGTCGATGGATAATAAAGTTGCCCCTATTACGTCTTATTTGAAGCGTATTGTTTGTGCTGATAGCAAAGCGTTTTTAGACGAGCTATTAGCAATGCCAAGTGCGGCAATGCAAATTGTTGAACTTGTAAATAAAGAATACGCGCCAAAATTGGAAATTAGCGTAAAAAACTAACCAACCGTGTCACCGCTATTGAAAATAATCCGCTGCAGCAATTTTTAATCTTGCGACAGCGGTATTTACCCCATGAGCCTGACACGGAAGAAAATATTGCCGCTGCAATCTGGTTAGATAACCGCTACTCAGAAAATATGCGGATATCTATCGCGAATGGAATTGCACTAGCGTTCAAGGGTGACTCATGAGCGAACTAGATTTCACACTCAGTCTTATCGACAACATCACAAAACCCATCAAACAAGTTCAATCGGCTGTTTCGGGCTTTGCTCGAGATAGCCAAGTCGCATTTGGAAAGATTGCGATTGGCGGTGCTGGTCTTGCAGGGGCTTTTTGGTCTATCAAAAATATTCTTGATCCAGCAATCGAAATGAATGACGCCATGATGACCGCATCATTGCAAGGCATTGACGACGGCGTCATGGATACGATTTCCAAAGATGCCCTTAAATTTGCAGCGCAATACGGCAAATCCTCTATTGATTTTGTGAAGTCCACAACGGCGATCAGTCGAGCAATTAATAATGTGACTCAGCAAGATTTACCCCAATTAACACGCATTACAAATACAACCGCTGCAGCCCTAAAAAGTACCCCAGAGGAAGCTACGCAGTACATGGGGCAAATGTTCAATCAGTTTGAGCGCTACGCTAATCAAGTCGGACAAGTGCAGTTTGCTGAAGAATTAGCGGGCAAAGCGGTTTATATGTCCAAAGCCTTTGGTGTATCGATGTCAGAAGTCACCTCTTTGATGGAAGGCGCAAAAAATGCAGGTACCCAATTTGGCGTGGGCATTGACGAGCAATTAGCGGTATTGGGGGAGTTACAAAGAACGCTTGGTGGTGAATCGTCAGGGGCTTATGAAGCATTCCTCAAAACTGCAACCGATAGTGGTAAAAAGCTAGGCCTATCATTCGTTAATGCATCCGGTCAAATGCTGTCTATGCCTGAAGTGTTGGATAAACTCCAAACGAAATACGGATCCAGTATTGAGGGCAACTTAAAAGCCCAAAAAGAAATTGAAGCCGCTTTCGGTGATTCAGCTGTCGTAGTTAAACAGTTTTACGGCAATGTCGATATTTTGCGTAAAAATATCGGTTTCTTAGGTGCGAGTGATGGGATGAAGCGCACCACCGAGCAAGCTGCAAAATTGGCAAATCCGTGGGAACGGTTAATGTCTATCTGGCAATCTATCCGCATTGCTGTCGGTATGACTTTATTACCTGTGATCACTCCCTTAATCGACAAAATGGCTGAAGGTGGTCAAACGCTGGTTAGATGGTTGACGTTATTCCCGAATATCGCCCGTTGGGTCGGCTATATCACGATGGGCATTCTTGGATTCGCCGCGGCGGGTGCTGCAGCTAATATCGTGATGGGAATATCTAAATTTATCTTGATGGGCTTAAAAATCATCATGAGCGTTTTCACGGGCATCTTAAAAATCAGCACTGCAGCAATCTGGCTTTATCGAACTGCCATTCTTGCGTGGAATGTGGCGTTAAAATTTATTCGCGGAACGTTACTTGCGGTGCGTATTGCGGCTATGGCTGCAGGTGTCAGTTTCTCATTTATGAGTTGGCCTATCTTATTCATTATTGGTGCTATCGCTTTACTGGCTTACGGCATCTATAAGCTCATTCAGCATTGGGATGATATCAAAGCCGCGATTATGGACACCACTGCATTTAAAGTTGTTTCTATTGCTGTACGTGCCGTGGGTCTTGTTGCAATGCAGGCATGGGAATGGATGTCACAAAAGTGGCAAGAATTTACAGCCTATTTTTCTGACACATGGGCATTCAAAGCCATTATGTTCATGATTGAAGGAACTAAAATTGCATTTACACAAACGTGGCAAGCTATCACGGAGGGCTGGGATAATGTTGTTAATTTCTTCGGCGATTTCTCAATCGATAAAACATTTGAAGCGATGGGAAATACGATTAAAAACATTTTTTCGAATGTTTGGCAATCTATCACAGATATGTTTACAGGCGTCTGGAACAGCATCGTTGAAAAGTTAAATTATTTACCCGGCGTCAATATTGAAACCAAGGCTACCGGAACCATTGACGGATCCCCAGCAGCTGCCAGTGCTGCAGGTTTATTGGTCGGTGGGCAACTTAGTGGTGTAGAGAAAGGCGGCATTAGTCGGCAAATCAGCAATAACCGAACTCAAAGCGTTGATAACAGCAAGCGATTTGATAACGTAACCATTCAAGTGACAAATGGAATGTCACCACAAAATTTAGCGGAATGGACTGCGCTTGAAAATGGATAATTTACTCTATTTTGATTTATTAATTACTAACCGAAACTTTACGCTTAACTCCGGCAATGAGCCGGAGCTTTGCAATAACCGCCAATCAATCACCCAAGATGTGGCACATCGCATTATTGAAAGTGGACTTGCGACTCAATTAGTCGCTGAGCGCAGTCCCACTCTTCGTGCTGACATTCGTACTCAAATGGAAATCTTAGTTGAAAGTGATGAACGGTTAGTGCCGGGCACAATTGTGATCGATGAAGAAAATACAAAACGACTTTGGGTGACAGCAGATACTTACGACTTTGGGCGTATCAATTTGGGGGTGAATTATGAACAGTAAAAATATCCCCCAAATCGATTATGAACAAGTTTTACGCGATAGCGGCATGCCCATATCAGAGGATGAAATTAGCGATAAATTTGCGGAAATTGTCCATGACGAGGGGTTAATTACCAACACTTCGGATATGTCGCCGTTCTGGCGTTTGATTAATACCATTGTGACAAAACCCGTTCGTTGGCTCACCGATGCCTTAATCAATGTCACCTTGAAAAATATGTATTTAGCCACCGCATCCGGTAACTGGCTAGATATGTTCGCTTGGGGCGTCAATTTAACGCGCAAGCCTGCCACAGCAGCAAAAGGGGCGATTCGCTTTTATCGTGCAGCAGGTGCCGGAACTGTCACAATTCCAGTGGGAACCATTGTACAAACAGAACGTATTAACGGCATTGTTTACACTGTCAAAACAGCGGAAACCAAAGCGATAAATACCGATAGCGCATTAGTGCCGGTTATCGCTGAAAATGCCGGAGGGGCTTACAACCTTGCGCCAGGCTATTTCCGTATTTTGCCCGTTGCTATCGCAGGGATTGACCGTGTTCAGAATGAGGAAAACTGGTTATTAGTACCGGGTGCGGATGCTGAAAGCGACAATGATTTACGTGACCGTTGCCGCAATCAATATAATTTAGTCGGTCAATATCATACTGATGCAGTTTACAGAGGAATGATTGCCAATGTCGTTGGATTGAGCATTGACCGTATTTTCTTTTTGCATGATGCACCGCGCGGAGCCGGAACCGCAAATGCGTATTTATTGCTTGATAGTGGCGTCACAAGTCAGCCATTTATTGACAAAGTGAATGATTATATCAATGCCCAAGGGCATCACGGACATGGCGATGATATGCGATGTTTTCCGATGCCAGAAACGCAACATACTTTAAAAATGACCTTATTTGTGCCGAGTGTGGAAAACTTCACCGCCGAAGAATTGCAAAAATTAAAGCAAGATACAGGTGATTTAGTGCGCTGTGCCTTTCGTGAGAACGCCAATTATGATGTTAAAAAAACATGGCCATATTCACGTTTTTCATTCTCAAATCTTGGGCGCGAATTACATAAACAGTTTTCTGTCTTGGATTCGATTGTGTTTAGCATTCCCGACATTGTCAGTGATTTAAGCGTGCCACGCCTAAAGTCACTCACCGTTGAGGTGCAAAATGCCCGAGTTTAAACAACGATTAAAGCGTTTGGCTTTGCCGTCTTGGATGAACTTAGACGAGCCTGCAACATTGTTACGGGCAACCAAACGATTTTGGGAAATGATTTACGGTTGGCTAACGTGGCCTTTGGCGCAATTAGACCCTGATACCTGCACTGAGCCATTATTAAACTTGTTGGCATATCAGCGAGATATCCAACGCTTTAATAATGAGCCGTTGGATTTATACCGTAAGCGTGTGAAATATGCGTTTATCAATGCCAAAGACTCCGGCAGCGTCTCAGGGTTTATCGATATATTTAAACGCCTTGGCGTCGGTTATGTCGAAATTAACGAGCGGCAACCGGATATTGATTGGGACGTCATTATTTTACGGGTTAGCGACGGTCAAATTGCTAATAACCCTGACTTGTTGCTTAACATTATCCGTCAATATGGGCGCACCTGCAGACGCTATCGTTTTGAAGTTATGGCGGTGCATCAGCTCGGTATGCGCGTCGGTTTTGTGGAAGCGGATTATGTTTGCTATTACGCCACCTTACCCAATCAACCGATGTTTATTCGAATTGGACAAATTTCAGCGTCAAGTCAAGTGTTTGGCGCATCATTAATGTAAAGGACTGCATTATATGGCATCAGTAATTACGATAGCTTTTGAGGGATGGAAAGCCCAAGAAGCCGCAAGCGCTAAACCCGTTTTGCTCAATGAGTTTGTGTTCGCAAATGTGCCGAACCTAGACCCAACAAAACCGATTGACCGCAACGAAAAACTCCCGCCTGCGAACCAGATTGTTTACCGTCAACTCGTGAATAAATCCGGTTTAGCCAGTGAAAATGCGGTTGCCTATAGCGTCACATTAGGCGCAGAAGTCGGTAACTTTGATTTTAACTGGATAGGATTACTCAATAAAGAATCCAATACAGTCGCAATGATCACCCATGCGCCAAGTCAAAAAAAGCTAAAGACCCAGAATGGGCAACAGGGCAATGTCCTGATGCGTTCTTTTTTATTGGAATTTCAAGGGGCGGCAGAAGAAACTCAAATTAAGACAAGTGCAGAAACATGGCAAATTGATTTTACTGCGCGTCTATCTGGTATTGATGAAATGCAACGCCTGATTAATTTAGACAGCTACGGAGCTGCGGCTTTCTTTGATGAAAGTTTTGAAGTGACTCGTAGTGCTGAACAATACACGGTTAAAAAAGGTCTTGGTTATGTTGGCGGCCTTCGTGGTGAACTTGCACAAAACCAGACTTTAAATAACCTGCGCAATACTAAAGTTTATGTAGATTTCAGCTATCAAGGGAACATTGTTAGCCAGTGGAACACGGTTATTAAAATTACAGCCGCCGCAACACTAACTAATTATGTTGATGCCGCTGGATTTACACACCAAGTGTTTGCTATTGCCAGCATTGATGCATCAGGGAATGTGAAAGATTTACGACCTATGGGGGCATTGAGTGATCAGGAACTTGCAGCGCTTGAAACACGTTTTAAATTAGATTTAAGCAAGAAAATTGATAAAGCGAATATCACTCATCAAATGGGAAATAGTACCGAGCTTGTTGTTAGTCAACAGTTACTCACAAGTGAATTAGGCAAAAAACAACCCGTTGGTAATTATCAACCTGCTGGAAATTATGCAACAAGTGAAGCGCTGAAAAATGGGCTGAATGAGAAGGTCGACAAAGTAACGGGAGACGTAGAGACGTTAACGGTGTACAAAAAAGGACTTAACTACCCTGTCATCCGACTGAAAAAAGATGAAGGTTCAACCGTTTTTCTTGAAGCCAAACCTAATAGTCAAGCTGCTATAGCTGAATTATATCAGCGCGATACAAACGGAAATGTTGTACAAAGTATTTTATTTCCGAGAGCCACCGGTACAGCGATGCTAGTTGGTGATTTTGGCATTGGCAAAGCCTCTTACGAAGAAAAGGGGGTGGGAGAGCGAAATGAAAGTCGCTTTATCCAGTACGGTAGTACACTAGTAGCAACAAGTCAGGGGTATCCGGGGGCGGGCGGAGGTATTCAAGTTAGCTATACTCCAAGCCGCCGAGCTCAAGTTTTCATGTCACGAATTCCTGAAATATTGTATTACAGATTTTCCAACATTGACGGTATGGATCTGACGACACAATGGAAGGAAATTTACTCAACAGCTAACACTACTGTAGACCGCAACGGAAACTTAAAGGCATCGGGCGCGGCTGACCATCTTAGTGATTGCAGAGTTGGCTGTCCTCTGCCTTGGCCTCAATCAACACCACCTACGGGTTATTTAATTTGTAACGGTCAGACATTTAATAAAACAACTTACCCACTTTTAGCGCTCGCATATCCATCAGGAGTATTACCAGACCTTCGGGGGGAGTTTATTCGCGGACTTGATGCTGGCCGTAATATAGATAATGGACGAGCTGTGTTATCAGAGCAAAGTGATGAAAACCAAGAGCATGACCATAACATGATATTAAAAAATGCGAATGGCTCAGGCAGTTCAGAACAATACGCTCTCAGAACATTAGCTATTAATGTCAGCAACGCAACATACACAACAAAAAAATCAGGCGGGAAAGAAAGCCGTCCGCGCAATATCGCATTTTTATATATCGTGAGAGCAGCATAATGAACAAATATAATTTAGAAATTGAACAAGCAGTAATCGGAGAAAATGGACTCGCAGAAAAAGCAGGCTGGATTAAAACGTATATCGCAGACCCTGCAACACGTGAATATATCAATGCAAGTATGGAAAATATTTATTTTGATGTGAGTATATCCGCTGGTGCTTATATTGATGCACCTGAACTACCAACAAAAGCGGGCTTTGCAGTTATTCGCAGCAAAGACGAAAAGAAATGGGAAATCGTCACGGATAATCGCGGTAAGACAGCTTACAACACTGAAAATCGTCAGCCAACAGAGATTGATTTTATTGGCGAATTACCGGGTACGCTGACATTGCTAGAGCCGCCAACAGAATTTGATAAGTGGGACGGTAAAAAGTGGGTGACTGATACTGACACCCAAAAAGCCGCGGCTGTAGCTACTGCAGAAAGTGAAAAATCACAGCGTTTAGCGGAAGCGAACAGCATGATTACTTATCTACAAGATGCAATTGAAGTGGGTCTTGATGATGATAATTACGAAAGCAAATTAACTGCATGGAAAACATACCGTGTTTATCTCAATCGTGTTGACACATCAACCGCACCGGATATCGAATGGCCAACGAAACCATAATCCATCCAAAGTGGCGTAAGTCATTGATGAAACTATCCCCGACCATGTCGGGGCTAACCTGTTCGATGGTGCCCGCGCATCCATTTGTTTATGGACTAGGGCAAAAAACCGATACAGGCAGCTATTTAAGCCCAACCAACGCAATCAAGCATATTGCAAAAAAATTGGCAGGTACTGCAGAAACAGAAATTACGGTTATGATGGTCTGTGCAAAAACGCAAACGGAATTTATGGGATTGCTGCAGCAATTTTCGACCGTGTTCCCATTGCCCGTTTTCTCGCAAGTGGAACGCATGGCAAAAACAGCGGAATCACTGCAGATAACAAAAATGCAGTTACCGGGCAAACAACTAGGCGGATTACCCAAACCACAGGCTCTATCAACGTCAAACAGCCGCGCAACAATTAATGCCCAGCTGATTGAACAGGCCAAAAATAGCGCAGGCAGCGCAAGCGGTATCGATGCAATGAAATCAGTAATGTCTAGCTTCAAAGTCAGTCGAGAAAACGCATTAAAAGACATTAATGACAAACTCACTGGCCTACTGGGTAAATCAGTTATTATTTGGAGTTTTACAGGCAAAGGAACAGGCGATTATTTAGCGGAACAGCTACAGAAAGATATCCCTGAACCTGACGCGGTTTTAACATTAGCAACACTGTTCGCAGGAAGCGAACTTTCAGTACTAAAGGGAATGCTTCATGATCCAACAAAACCAATCGACAGCACAAAATCCGACAATAACCTTCGCCCTTGATGGTGAAGCTATTCCGCTGAAGAACATCAAAGTTAACCCGTCGGTACAATTCCAAGACAAAGACCAATCCGGTCAAACATCCAGCACCGCTGTTGCAGAGCAAGGTATTAAGCCAAAAGAGCTACGCGTAACTGGCGTGATTAATTTCACTGATGCAAAAATCCTCACACGACTATTTGCACTTGCCGAAGCTAAAGACGGCGGCAAATTAAAACGTTATCGCGTCGCGAATCATACCGCCAAAGCCATTAACTTTCGTATCGGTACTTTTACCGGAAATATTGATGCATCAGAAATAGATGGACAAATGGCATGGCAAATTACATTCACATTACGTGAGCATTTATCGGTATCTGAGAAAAAAGATGCGAGAGCGGTAGGTCAAGCACAAGCGAAAAAACAGACCGGAAACCCAAAAGCACCAACGGGCGCGGCAAAAGAAGAAAAAGACGAATTAACATGGTTTGAAAGTACGGTTTTAAAACCGATTGATGATTTTGGGAATAAATAATAATGAAACCGATTAGCCGCTGTTATTTATCTAATGATGAGGTCCATATTGTTGATGCGAAAATCATGCTTGAACTATCAGCGTGTGGTCGTGGCTTTTTGACTGTTGAAACCGAAACGGATTACACAGGTAAATTAATTCGTTTTGATACGGGCTATACCGATTCACTTTACCGCTACTTCACCGGATATGTTGAACGTGCTCAACCTACCGATAACGGTTTTCAAAAGCTATTTATTCGTGAGCTTGTCGCGGTGTTTGATAAAATGTGGCCATGTTCTTTTCAACATCCAACATTAAAAGTGATCACAGACTATTTGCAGGAAAATAGCGGCTTAACGTTCATTCTGCCCGATTCAAAATACATCAATACGCCTATTCCTCATTTCACTCACAATGGTACCGGATTTCAGCTACTAACCAATTTAGGGGCAGTTTTCAGCATCTCTGATTATGTTTGGTACCAAATGCCGGATGGTAAAATCTTTGTTGGCAGCTGGATAGATTCGATGTTTAAAGATGATAAACATGAAATACCTGCAGAGTTTTCAAAAGGCCAATCAGCAGGTAACAGCGCCACCTTTCCATTAATACCCGCCTTACGAGCCGGAAAGGTGGTAAATGGTAAGCGCGTGAATAAAGTCCAACTCGACAATGACGACATCACACTTTATTGGTTGGCCATAAATCCATTAACAGGCAAAGCCGAAAATAAAACATCGATTCAGAGCCAAATAGACAAAGCCTATCCCGAATTATCTGCAGGTTTGCATTTACCAAAATTTGCGCGAATTGAATCACCGAGCGAGTCTGTTAGTGCCGGTGATATTTCGGATCCATTCAGACCAAAATATGCTGTTGATGTGCAATTGCTTGATGGTGATGGTAACGAATCAGCCGCACCTACTTATAAAGCCGTGCCACTACCTTTACCAATGGCAGGGGGCGAGAGTGGGATGTTCCAATTTCCACCTGAGGGCACTTTAGTTGAAATTGCCTTTGAAGGTGGCAGACCTGATAAACCGTTTATCAGGCAAACACTCAGCCAAAATAATACCCTACCGGACATCCTCCCAGGGGAGCAATTGCAACAACAACGCAAAGAGGTTTTCCAACGTGTCACGCAGGATGGTAGCTGGAATCGTGAGACAGACCAGAGTATCAATGAAGCGTCCATGCTACGGATGATTAAAGCGGACAAAGAACAGCGCGAACTAGTGGCAAGGGAAACCACGATACAGGCCAACGACACATCGACTGTTTTAGGTACTAAAAAACTATTAGCGGGTGCAATACAGCAATTATCCGAGGGTGATTATGCAATAGCAACATCAGCCAATTATGTGGTAAGTGTTGAAAAAGATATGGTCCTGAATATTGGGCAAGACTCAACAATTGAAATCGGTCAAAAGCTGATAGAGAAAGTCGGGCAGATAAAGCAAAGTATCGCAGGCGCACAGCAACAAATCATAGCCCCTGTGGTTTGGATTGGCAGCCAAGAAATCAACGTTGCCCAGCTGATGATAGACACGCTTGATGTAGTCAAAGAACTAGCAGAACTCACTGCTAACCACACTCACAGCAACACAGGCGCACCACTTAACGCGCCAGCTATCAAAGGCACTAGCACCAAGTCAGACAGCTTGAATAAAAAGTATTCGCCAGTCATTGGTAAGTAAGATTATCGTCCACCATTTGCCCACCGAGTGTGGGCTTTTTTATATCTGCAATATAACAGCCTAAGCGCTACTCAGAGCACATCAATAATCATCTAACAGAACCTAATCATTGAATTGGATCGCGTCCACAGAATGCCGCTGAGGAATCACAGCCCCCACGAAATAAAAGTTTCCACCACGTAAAACGCACTACACCGCACCCGCCTGCACAATCTGTGCAGTAAAATTATTTCAGTTTTAAAATTCTACAAAACATATCGCCAAGCCGCGCCACTGCTAGGGTCTTGCGAGAAATTGAAAAATGAAATGTGTGAAAAGAATTTCATTATATTTCAGTTTTTAGATCACGAAATGGATCGCACTAAAAACACAACGCAATGAAAGATAAAGGAAATCTCTATTTTACGTGGGTTTGGTTGGATCGCGAAACGAGCCGCATAACTTCAAAAAATCAGTAACAATGCGGCTTGAGAGGAATTGAAAAACTGAAATCGTCAGTAATGATTTTGAATCTCTTCTTGGATGCGCTTACCTGTTATTGTTTTATCTTCTCTAACAATAAAATAAGTTTTTCCATTAAAGACGAACTCTTCTATCGGGAGAATATGTTCTTCCATTTCTGCAAGTGTACCGTGGTCAATTCTATAAATATAAGTAGTCAAGTCGTCAGGTACAAACACACGTTCTACGTGTCGACCTTTAGTAATAAACAACACATCTTTAGAGTTCATGATTCCACCATTGAGTTAGATAAAAGATAAACCTATCTAACAAAATAACTACTCTAATTGCAACCTACTGTAAAAAATAAGCGTGACATACTTTTGAAAAAATAAAAATCGCCGTGACATGTCACAAAAAAATCAGGGGGCAGTAAAAAATCTCAGGGGACAAAAAGGGAGCAATGACTACCAGATACAAAAAAGCCACTTCGTTAAAAGTGGCTTAATGTGCTGATTTAACAGCTAAAATTTGGTGGCCCCTGCTGGACTTGAACCAGCGACCAATCGATTATGAGTACGTTCCCTATCCTTTATAAATCAATAAATTAGATATTTATCAAAAGGATAGAAAACGGTAACTAATGGTTATTCAGGAGGGTTCTGGTTCTCTGCCGCCAGTTTGTCGCCAAACTTATGTAATACTCTATCCATTCACTTTGGATGTAATTTCTTTTTCATAACAGTTTTTTACACGCTCATCTATAATAGATAATATATCAATTATCTTTTTTAAATCATGTATGAACATATCTACATGAGCTTGAATTTGAGCTTTAATTCTACCTCCATCACCTAAAATATATTCTAAACTAATGTTTTTACTTATCGGACTTTTTAGCATAGAAGGATGACTCGACTGCGAGTCCGAATTATCATCAAAATAAATTCCTAGCCTCATACATATAAATATATAAGTACTGTCAATTTCCCTAAGACATTCACCAATTTCATTCAAAATATCAGGGATTTCACTTTCCTCACAGCTATCATTAACCCTATCAATATCCACCTCAATTTTATTTCTAATTTTAATCATATTAAAAATTTTTGAATTCAACTCGTTAACTGCTTTTTTATTTATATATAAACCAGTATCTTTAATATGAAAAAAAAGAAGTATGATAGTATCGGTAGATGCTAATTTCCTTCCACATAAAAAAGTAACTTTACTTAGCCTTTCATTTGCAAAGTTATACTTAGAGAAAACAAGATCTACTTTATTCTTTTTTTCTGTTTCCGTAATTTGCTTTGCAGTTTGAATCGTTCTATGTGTATTTGCTACAAATGCTGCAAAAATAGGAGCTGATGCCAAAATATATAATGGTAAAGTGCTAATTTTCAAAAACTCGCTATACCCATTAGCAGACATGTCAAATGAATAATTAGACCACACAGGAATTCCAAAATATAGACAAGATAATAGAGGGATAATCAAGGCAGCCCAAAATAATTTTTGTTTATCTAAGCTTTTTTCAGTTAATGGAAAGTATCCTCTATAACAATACATACAGAAAAAAACAAAAAATAAGATAGAAAAGTAAGCTACTATATACATTCTATTTCTTCAACTTCACCAAAGGATTATAAACCAGTGCATCATTAAGATGATCTGGGGCGAAATGGGCATACCGCATTGTCATTTTGATATCAGTATGGCCAAGGATTCTTTGTAATACTAAAATATTTCCACCGGACATCATAAAGTGGGATGCAAAGGTGTGGCGTAAAACATGTGATGATTGTCGTTCGGGTAACTCAATACCAGTACGACTAAAAGCAGAACGAAATGCAGAATAGCAGGATTTAAATAACCGCTTTGAGCCTTTCGCTTTCGGTAATTCTGCAATTAATTCTTCACTAATAGGAATAGAACGGTTGCGTTTTCCTTTTGTCTTAGTAAAAGTCACCGTATTATTTCGAATCTGTATAGCGGTTAAATTCTCAGCTTCCGACCACCTTGCACCTGACGCCAAACAAATTTTAACCACATGGATTAAATCAGCCGATGAACTATTTTCACATTCAGCTAATAACAGTTTAATTTCATCATCAGTTAAAAATGCCATTTCTTGTTCGTCAGTTTTATAAGAACGAACTTTGGCTAACGGGTGCTCTAAGCCCCACTCATCAAGACGAATCAACTCATTAAACATGGCTCTAAAATACGCCAATTCTAAATTGACCGTACGCGGTGTGACTGTTTTTAAACGCTCAGTACGGGTTATTTCACCGCTTAAGCGCTTTTCACGGTATACCGAAAATATCTTGGCATTAAATTCAGTAGCTAACGGATCACCCATTGCATCGCAAGCAAAGATCATAAGTGATTGACGTTTTTCACCATCACCAAGTGTTACACCATGTGCACGATACCAAGTATCAACAAGTTCAGTTAACTTTCGCCTATCTTGTTTTTCACCAAGCCACGGTTTATCTTCCGTTTGCTCAATAATATGGCGCTCATATGCAAGAGCTTCACCTTTAGTAGTGAATAGTTTTCGAATGCGCTTTCCTGTTCGACCATTGGGATATAACTCAACTTGCCAACGCCCATCAGGCTGTTTTTTAATTGCCATTACTATTTATGCCAGCAACATTTTTTAACCAATCATGAAAGTAATATTTTTTATGACCATCACTAGATATCATTGTTTGGATTCGGCTTACTGCAAACGTTCGGTGTTCCATTCTTGTATAACAGAAGCCACCAATATACTCATCGCCGTAACCATTTTTGAAATATTGGGCTATATCTATGGTTCTTTTATTTTTACCTGAGCCTGAAATATAAGTAAACATTGATTTAATAGGTGGAAATTCAGTCACTAAATGTAACTCTTTGGCTTCATATCTAATATTTTTGGCATACTCGAACATTTCATGTAAATCTAGTTTGAAAACCTTTCGACATAACTCAACGAAATCATATCGAGTCGAGCCAACAGTAATTTTTGTTTGTATTTCTTTTTCTTTTATTTCTGTTACTTCCCCAGTCTCTGGGTCTGTTATTTGCAAATAAAATTCACCATCATTTTTTATGATAAGACTAGTTATAATTCCATATGTTTTATCTCTGACATCAGCAACTTTAAATGATGCAAGCTTTGTTGTACCTTGCCAGATGAGCGATTTATCATTCTCCATAACATAAGTCTTTATTAGCTCTTCATGTACCTCATCAACTGTGACAATTCTAGGTGGAGGCGTAGCATCATTTGGTTGAGTGAGTATGGGTCTCTGAGAAAATTCTTTTACAACCTGCTCTTCTACATCGCTCTTTACTCTGGTTGGTTGTTCCTGTTTTTTTTCTTTCTTTTTCTTAGAAAAGAACCACCAACGGGATAAGCCAGCAATAAGTGTTGCTGTAATAATTAGTAAAAATACAGTTCCGCCAATACTTGGCGTTACTGATAGAGATGCCACTCCCCCTGCAAAAAAAATAACTAATAAGGCAATAATAAATATCTTTATAATTAGTAAAATTACTTTCATATTTAATAATCCTTTATCTCTTTTATTACCCGCCCAAGTATTGTTAAATCTTTTAATTCACAATCAAATGCCATGCCAACGCCAGAGACACGAACGCGCTGAATTGGTATGCGAGTAAGCTCTCTAATGCTTATCTTTCCTTCAATATCAACTAACCATTTACCATCGAATACATCTGAAAAAACTTTATCAATAATATAATAGTCACCATCAATTTGAATACTTATAGGTTCACTAGGTAGCAACTTCTTAGGCGATAACATCACTTTATCGAACATCACGCCACTAGCTTGTTGTAACTTACCTTCAAGTAGTTTGAAATTAGTCAAGCGAAGTAAGTCAATTCTTTCATTATCAAAAGGATTACCTGTACCCCATGCTAGCCATTCAAGATTTGCACCTGTCTCATGAATGCATCTGATAACCATATCGGCTGGAAATATGTTGCGCTTATACCTTCCTGAAAGACTACTAGCTCCCATATTAAAATGTTCGGCCATCATCATTTTAGAAGAGAAACCGTAAGCTTCCATAATTCTGTCTAAAACTTCACCGCTATTTTCGCAAGAAACAAAATCACTCAGACTCTTCATTAGAACCTCATTAATTCGCTAAAAACAAAATAGATGCTTTTTAATTTGACAATTCGTTTAAAGCGAAGTAGATTTAACCCATAAATTCGTCAACAACGAATAAATGCGAATAACACTGAATAGAACACTAACCGGAGATTTTGCCTTATGAGACCTACAATTTCAATTAACATTCCATCCCCTTACCTCACAATTGAGGCATTTAGCCAGCACTCAGGGCTTTCTAAATCAACCATACGCGACATGATTGCCGATGGCCGTTTGCCCGTCCGTGGCAAATCTGCTGATATGAAACGAGGAAAAGTCCTGATTAACCTACTTGCGCTTTATACCGATGCATCGAAAGGCTGTGATGTTTCGCTTCAAGCGTAGTCATTATTCGTTTTAGGAGAATAAAAGCTATGTTTGATTATCAGGTTTCCAAACAAGCGCACTTTGATAATGCCTGTCGTGCTTTTGCGATTAAGCATAAAGGTGATCTTGTGCAAGTGGCGGAAGCAATCGGCATGAATGCGCAAATGTTGCGTAACAAGTTAAATCCTGAGCAGCCCCATAAATTTACTTGGGATGATTTGATTAAGGTTACTGAAACAACAGAAGATGCAACGCTGGTTGATGGTTTATTAGAACAGCTTCAATGCCAGCCATCAGTACCTTTAAATAATGCATGTGAAAGTAATTTCCCTGCTTATGTTCTAAAGGCGACAGCCGAAGTGGGAAAGTTAGCGAGTGCAGCGGTCTTAGGTGGTCATATCAATAGTACCCGTTCCGCTGAAATTAAACAGAGCGTAAATAATGCGATCCGTTGTTTAGCATTAGTTGGTGTGACAATTTCAGCCCGTTTACATTCATCCCCTGCGTTTGTATCAGCGATTGATACCGTTGTGGGATTCAGTCAAGCAATGGTGTGATTATGTATAATGAAAAAAGTGCGTTAGAAAGATTAGCGGAAGTAATAAAGGAACGCCGTGATTTGAAAGAAAGAGAGATAAAAGAAAATACAGCAAATATTCTCAATAGAAGTAAATATAAGTCTCAATTGAAAAAAGATGTGCTCAGCTGCCTTTTCTTATATATGGAAAACTATAACTTAGGAATTGATGCAGTGTATGAAGTGTTAATTGATATAAGAACAGAGTTAAACTTCGAGTTTAACGCAAAAATATATCACGACCATTGTATGAATGAAATTCTATTTAACGATGAAATTCCATTTTAAGGGTTGAAAAATGACTCAAGCACATAAACAGCAGTACAAATATAAAGTTACTGGCGATTCATTTAAATGTGTAGAAGTAAAAAACGCAAATATAAAAGATGGTTCATTAAAATATATTGTTCCTGTTCTTTTATTCGCAGTTATTTATTTAATCGCAAGAATATAAAAGGTGACACTATGCAACAGAATCCAGCATTACTAGAACAACGTTATATGCCTATGAGTATTCAGCAACGCGCACACGGAATGAATAAGGTTGCTGAAGTTAAATCAAAAAAATTAGGTTTAAGCAATCAAGAATTAAAATTGTTTATGAAAGAAATGCGTGACCGTTTTAATGATGATTACGAAAATAATAAAAAATTATTAGGCATTATATTTTACATGTCAGGAATTGATAAAGAACGTCATGATTGCCAGTTTGAAGATTTAACATCAAAAGAAATATTTAATATGGTTAAGTCTATTAACTATATTAAGGCCGCAAGTGCATTATTACCAAAAAATCTGACATTACCACTTAATTAAATTAACCAAATAAATTAAATGACGTTAGCGCGTCAGGGATTTTTACACTCTAAATTTAGGAATTAAATAAATGAATATACCAGAACCAACATTCACACCCGTTTTTGATGCGACTTCAAGCGATATAATTTTAATTGATGGTTGCATTAGCTGGAATCGTAACGATGAACGCCAAGTTTGCAATGACCGCTACGCGTCGAGATTGCGTAAGTTGCAAATGTATGTACTGCAAGAAAAACCAGATTACGCCGCTATTAGTCAGTTAATCGAAAGCGAAATTAATCACATTGAAAATCAGGCGGTGGCGCAATGAAATTATTTTGCCTTGTTGGTTTGCATAAATGGACTTTATATAAAAAAGAACTGCATCAATTCCAGTCATTGAATGGATTACAGCCATATATCGATTTTCATTACGGCTGCAATAAATGTGGGAAAACAAAGGTTGAATCGCGCAATGAAGGTTATTGGGCAACATTCAAGCCAGAACATTTAAACCATGATGTAGGTGGTAAATGATGGAACACAACAGCGACGTATATATTTCAATACGTCGCAATCAGGAAGCGAATCAGCCGGAGTTGCCAAAAAGCGCGACTCTGGCTGAGCGCATTATGTTTGACGCAAACAAAGATGATGCCGAATGGCGTCATGAAGTGATCTCGCACGTTCCTGATTTTCTCTCTATTTATTTTGCTACTAAATACGCCAAGACATTTAAAAAATCTGGTCGTCGTCGTGCCAATGAGTTTTTACGCAAAACTGCTAAGAATGTATTGCCACGATTCGAATGTGTGATGAAACAGTATGAATTTAAACATCATGCATCAGGTAATGAACCATTCCCTTTTATTGAACAACTCGAAAATATTGCGCAGTTAGATAGAACGGTTATCAAATCATTAGCAAATGATATCGCCAATTTTATGAGTAACAACTATCAATCTGTGACGGAGCAATTCGTTAATCATGATCCAAAAGATGAACACGAAGCTCGCGAGCGTCTAGATAATGTTTACATGTTGCTGGCTAAATTAACACTACAAGCAGGAACACAGCCGCCTTACTGGCAACAATTTACCAAAGGTCGTGATAAACCTACCGATGACCAATTATGTGCTGCACTTCTGCGCATGTTCGATATTGCATGGTGGTACCGTCGTTTGAAACGCCTGTGTGATATCAAGCGTGAACATTTAGCAATTGCTATTGGTCAGGTTCAAAAGTCTGCATCACCTTATGTTTCCCGCACTACATTACACCGTTGGATAGAGCAAAAGCGTTCTAATTGGCAATTTCTCAAAGACTTTGAATTACAAGACGAAGACGGTAATAGAACAGAGCTGACCAAAATGGTATTGGCTAGCGTAGCTAATCCGGCGGTTCGTCGTTGCGAGCTTATGGCCAGAATGCGGGGCTTTGAAGACCTTGCAAAAGAAATGGGCTGCGACGGTGAATTTTACACAATTACCGCCCCATCAAAATATCATTCAGCGTATCAAGCAGGCGGCTTTGTTGAAAATTGGATGGGCTGCGACCCTCGCACAACACAAAAATATCTGTGTAATGTGTGGGCGAAAATTCGTGCGTCATATAGTCGCGCAGGTATTCGCGTCTTTGGCTTTCGTGTCACTGAGCCACATCATGATGGTACGCCGCACTGGCATATGTTGCTATTTGTTCAGCCTGAACAAAAAGAAAAGCTACGTGATATTTTTCGTCATTATGCAAGATTAGAAGATAGAGCCGAACTTAAAACGCCAAAAGCATTAAGAGCGCGTTTTCACGTTGAGCCTATCGATGAACGCAAAGGTAGTGCAACAGGCTATATCGCCAAGTACATATCAAAGAATATCGATGGCTATGCGATGGATGATGAAATTGATAAGGAATCAGGTCAGAAGTGTAAAGACATGGCGCGTTCAGTTTCGGCTTGGGCATCTCATTGGAAAATTCGCCAGTTCCAACAAATTGGCGGTGCACCTGTTTCCGTATGGCGTGAATTGCGTCGCATGGGTGATGATACGGAAGCCTCAGAGGGTTTAGACATTGACTTTGCACAGGTTCAGAAAGCAGCGGATACAAGTAACTGGGGCGAGTATACAAAATTACAAGGTGGCGCGTTCGTGCGCCGTGCTGACCTTATCGCTCGTCTATGGTATGAGCGCGAAGAAAAAACCAACACTTACGGTGAACCCGTCGATTGTATCAAGGGTGTTTATTGCACCTTAGTTGGTGATGACTCCCCTCTAATTACCCGCGTTAAGAGCTGGCAGATTGTGCCGAAGTTAGCCGACGCGATAGCGGAGGTTGCTTTTGATGGCGCGATTAGCGCCCCTTGGAGTTCTGTCAATAACTGTACGCAGGTACGGAGGACGATTAAAGATAAAAAATCATCCATTCCCGATATTGTGAGAAAAGCCAAAGAAATTGGCATCACTTTAGACCCCGAAAAAGACCCTTTCATGATCCATTCAGTTGCAAAAGGGGCAATTTATACAGAGAACGGCCAAAGCGTGAAGTTTTACGAGAATGGCCACATTCAAACAATCGTCAGTAAATCTGATAAACGGCAAAAAGTACGAGATAGATTGAGTCAATCAATGGTCCGTATTCAGCAGAGGATTAAAGAAAATGGCAATGACAGCAGCAGAACGCAAAGCGGCTCAACGTAAGCGACAAAAAGAGAGCAAAGAAACTAAATTTGAGCTGATTGTTGATGTTCAAGAATTAGAGATGGTGAAAAAAAATTGCGTATTACGTAGACCAGGGAAAGACCCATACGAAGTTGGCGAATATATTCAGTTACTGATACGCCAAGATGCTGAGCGACTGAATAAACTGCTTGAAGAGTTATCAAAATCTAGCTGCAAAAAATGTGGTGATAATTTGCCAGTGAATGAATGTTGCCTCGCGGGTGATTCTGAGTGCTGGCTAACGAAAGGACATAATGAGTTTTCTTTAAGTTCTGCGAGAATAAAAATGAACGTGACATGTCACGAGCAATAAAAAACACTATCGTGACATGTCACGATAGTGATGAGTCGCAAAAAGATTACGTAACCCTATAATTACAAATATTTTTTTATTATTTATCTTTATAGGGTTTCCAAAAAGCAATATTTATATATACTGTATATATCCACAGTATACAGATGAGATATTTGAATATGAGTGATTTTTTAAAGGAAGCAATAGCATTTGAACGTATTAGTGTTATTGCTAAATTGGGTAGTTTAGAAACATGCAATGCATGCGATATGCAAATTGTTCTAGAAATGATTACCGAGATTGCAGATGAAGCAAGAGAAAAAATAGTTAAAAATGAAAAAACGACAAATAAAAAAAATCACTAGGTTTAAAATAATTACTAGTTATATATAATTGGCAATTATTTTTTATGGATGATAAAAATGAAAGAAGAAGCAAAAGAAATCGTTCAGGCAGTATCAGATGCTGCAAAAGATAGAATTAAAAATCCTGTTATGGCAACATTTGTTATTTCATGGTGTGTATTTAACTGGAATTCCTTGCTTGTTCTAATTTTCGGTAATGATTCAATTCAGCAGAAAGTACAAATTGCCTCAGTTGCATTTAGTGAAAAAAACTCATGGTTTATACCTGTATTTTTTACAACTGCTTACTTATTTCTTAATAAGCCATTAAATCTTGTTTTCCAAAAAGCAATGGTTTGGTTTGATTACATATCTATGTCAATCGAGCATAGTAAAAAAATAAAAGAGTTAGAGCTTGAAAAAGAAAGAGAATCATTACGAGCTGAAAAAGATATGGCTTATGAGGATACAAAAACAAATAAAGAAAAAGAAATTCAAGAGATGAGAGAACAAATTACAGTCTCTAAAGATAAAGAAGGCGCTCTAACAAGAGAAATCAACGAATTGAAAGAAGAAAAAGAATTTAATATAAATAAGATGAGTGAACTACAGGAAACAATTTCAATGCAACAAGAGAAAGTTAATGAATTATTCTATGAAAATGAGAGGTTAACAGAAAACTTAAATGATAATGGAATTATAGCAAAAGAAAGAATAATAAAAGACCTTCAAGAAAAATTAAGTGACATGACATATGCAAGAAAAGAATATGAAGCACAAGCAAAACGCTTAGAGGAAAAGCTAAAAAAGCATGGATGGGTTAACGGGTAATATCACCAAAAAATAATGTTTATGGTGATATTTTCCCATACAGATTATTTTCGCCTTAGCTTTAAGATAATAGTTAAAAATACAATAAGATAAGAATAAAAAAATTTAATATTTCAATAACTCCAGCGCCATCTGGCGCTGTTCTGGATTCAAATTTTGTATCATCGAACCAATCAATTTATTACTTTTTGCACTTGGGCTAATCGTATGGTCAAAGGTTAGGCTTAAAACATAAGTATGACCACATTCAACATCGCTACATGCACAATAGAGATCTGAAACTTCACGATGTTTTCTATTTGATTTGCGAATTATCGCTTTCTCGCCACATTCAGGGCAAAATATTTTTAATACTCGCACGTTCCAAATCTCCGCTTGAAAATAACCCTTTAATTTTACCTTATTTTTGCGCATTTTTCATTTCCATATGACTATTAATTTCCGTAAATTCTAACTACTTTGCATTATTATTGACTAACATGTTGCTATCTTCTTGAAAAGTGATCTTTAAATGATCAGGCACCTCAGCATCATTATTTATCGCGTTAGCAAACATACGTTGAACGGGGATAATTTCATCTTGTCGGTAAGCTTCACGCGCATTGCGTGGGTCACCAAGACCGCCAACATTACCCGGAATAATTCCGGCCAGCCCTGCGGGAAAGCGGTGAGCGGTTAAAATGTCTTGTGCACTGATGTTTTTAACATTACTAAATTCATCATTAGCCGAAATATCCCCGACAGGAATAAATTTGATGCCGTCGGCATCCCCATTAGGGATATGCACAAACATGGTGTCAAAATTACCAATTCCTTTGCTGTTCTGTAATTTTTGCGTGATCATGTCTTCCACTTCATCAGTCAGCATGGGATCATTACAGTAAATCATGCCGCCAGTATGCGCACCGTTATGATAATAACGGCGGCGAAATATCGTGGCTTCACTGTTCAATAATGCGGCATGAATGCCACCAATATAATCGGGTATGCCGTAAACCTGTTGTTGTGGGTCATATTGTTTAATGTAAATCACATCATCCGGTGTATACACAATCGGTTCACCTTCTTGCAAAATAACAAAATCATCATCTTTACGGCGGCGCATATACAGTGCAGGCAAGACATGTAACCCAATCACTTCACCGAAATAATTACGGAGTTTTAAAATCGGAGTGTCACCAAAGACAAAATAATCCAGCACACTGGCACGTAATTCTTGATGCGTTAAGCTGCCTCCTTGATAGTCGGATAACACCATATTTGAACGCGCATGAATAACCCCCCCATGTTGGCCATTTAAATTTACCAATTGTGCTAAGGCTATGCGGTCTATAGGTAAGGTGTAATGGTCATAATCATTGTCATACCAAATATTTTGGTAATCTGTATGTGTCGTTAAAATAGGTTCAGGTTTCCCCAGAGTAATAATGCTCATCCCTTTTTGAGCGCTGGCCTGTTTTACCGCTGTTTTCCGTAACTTTTTCTTACTCATTATGCAGCCTTCTGGAATTTGTATTTAGATTTACGCTGTTTTTCATTGTTCAGCGGTTCATTAGATACGGCATGGGCTATAGCAAAAAATACATCTGCATGTCCGGTTTCTTTGCTTCTATCAGCAACAAATGTCATTGAGCCGCCTTTCCCTGTGGTTGTGTGCCGGATACCAAGGAAACTGGCTAGAATTTCTTTTTGTTCTTCATCCCATGTGATCCGTTGCTCATCAATCAAATCAATCATTTTTAACACTAACTGTGTTTTCGTTTGTTGGCTGTAATGAATAGCGGTTGTCACTCGTGGGGCAAAATCAGCAACCATCTCATACACCCCATGACCAATCCCTGTCGTATCAATGCCAATATGGGTAAAACGGTATTTACTGTATAAATCTTGGATTTGTTTTGCTTGATGCTTCCAGCTCATTCCCTGCCAATAAAATGTGGCGAGAACACGGAAAAGCTCAATTGATACCAATGGTGGGGCAATAATGACAAAGGTTGAGGTATCGCCCGAACGTGCGGGGTCATAACCGCCCCAGACTTCGCGATTACCAAAGGGTCTTTCCATACTCGGGTCGTGATCATCCCATAGGCCAATATCAACAGTACATTTTTCGAGATCGTTATATTTGAATACCGATGCACCGCTATCCACAAATACACACATATACAACATGTTAAACGTGTCTTTGTTATAGCGATTACGGAGTTTATCAATAGATGCAAGGTTAAATCCGTTACGTACCGCATCTTCAATGGTGATCACATAGCGCCATTGACCATCTGGGCAATCTGCCCCACCGTCCTGCATTTCTTCCAGTGATGGAAACTCAATATTTTTACGGGCGGCATCATTGCCGCGCCATTCGTCACCCGTCCAAAATGGGTATGCGGGGTGTGTTTTGGCACTCGGCGTTGAAAAATAAGTGGTGCGCCATTTATCGTGTGTGGCCATGGCAGAGGCCACTTCATTGAGTCGCTTAAAGTCAGGCACCCAAAAATATTCATCACAATACAAATGGCCACTGTAGGACTGTGCTGTATTTTTATTCGTTGATAAAAAACGTAATTCAGCACCATTGCTTAAACGAATAGGATTCCCCGTTAGCGTCACACCAAAGAATTTATCTGCAATGTTGACGATGTAAGAGCGGAACACCTCCGCTTGTGGCCGTGAGGCCGATAAAAAGATTTGAGGGTCGCCCGTTAACACCGCATCTTCAAACGCTTCAAACGCAAAATACCACGTCGCCCCAATTTGACGCGATTTCAAGATGTTACGGATGGCTTTCTTGATGTTAATACGTAAGTGTTTTTGATAGCCAAACAGCATTTCATCCGCGAATTTTTGAAAGTCTTCGGGGGTGAGTGCGGAAATATCATTTTTCTTATAATGGCGTTTTTTCTTGGTTTCCCCATCACCATTAGATACATACTCTTCACCGGATTCCGCTTGTGCCCTTATTTCAGCCAGCTTTTCTTTGTGCTTATTGGCTTGTGCCATCAATTTAACGTGATGGCCAATCAACCTATCAAGTTCTTCTAACTCAATTTCGTTCTTTTTATTGCGTTCAGACAATAACGCAATACGCCGATTTATTGCCTCCAATACGCTTTCATGGCTGAGCATATCCGCCCAATTCCACTTTTGCGCCCAATAATAGACGATCCGCCGATTTGGCAGATTTAGTTCCTCCGCAATTTCTGCGGGAGTATAGCGGCGCAAGTAAAGTGACTTAGCGACCTGAATGATTGCATCTGAGTGTTTAGCCATAGTCAGAACATTGTGCAGTGTTCAGACTCCGTGGGCATCTACCTGTTTTCGCCTATCACGTTATAACCGAACTCAACCATTCGCGCCCCGAATAAGAATTGGCAATACTGATGGCTCAAAAGGAACGGTATGCAGTTAAGGACAAAGGATGTCGCAATTACGCACAACATGGATCTGCATTGCCACGGAAGGTGAAACTATCGATGGACGGGAAATTCTGCGTGACGAAATTATCGACATGGCAGAAACCTATGACACTGACCTCTACACCGCCATGATTTGGGCACAACACAATGAACATGGTGAAAAGCGAGGTGATCCACTTGGTGAAGTTGTCGAGCTACGAGCAGATACAGATGAAAACAATGCATTACGTTTGTATGCCGTGTTACGTCCCTTTGCGCGTTTACTCGAAATGAACAGCCAAAATCGTGGTGTATTCACCTCCGTTGAGATGAATACCAATTTTCGCAATAAAGGCGTGACATATTTAGAGGGCTTGGCGGTCACAGATACCCCAGCCAGTGTGGGCACGACAAGACTGTATTTTAGTCGTCAAAAACAAGGAAATCGGAAAATGGCAAAACCAGCAAAAAAAACATGGCGTCAGCATTTTGGCATTGAAGAAGTGCCAGAAGAAAAGCCAACAGAAACTACTGTGGATGATGAAGTGTTATCTGGAATGGCGGCTGATTTATCCGCAGCACTGACCAAAATCGCTGAATTGGAAAGTATGCTTGAACAAGCCCAGCACGATGTAGAAGTGGTGAAAGATGTGGTGGATACCGAAGATTTCGCCAAGCTACGCGATAATTTGCCGGAAATCACTAAAACATTTAGCAAAGTTGCGACCAAACTCCCGGGGAAAAATCCCGCGGGTCGTAAAGAGTTTGTTCACCTCTAATAGATTGTGATTAGAGCCAGTTACTGAGTTTTGGAGAGGGATTTCCATGTTATTAAACAATACGGCCAGAACGTATTTAAAAAGCCATAAGATTGGCCTTGAACGTTCATACAATGTCGATGATGCGTCAAAATACTTTGCGCTCACCGAGCCAAAAGAAATTGCATTACGAAAAGCCATTATGGAGTCAGTCGCGTTTCTCAACATGATTTATTGCGCTGACGTTGACCAACTGGCAGGCCAAGTCATTTCAGTGGGTAACCCAGGTTTATTCACGGGACGTAAAAAAGGTGGTCGTTTCATGCGTGAAACGGGGCAAGATGGTAACGAATATAAATTAGCTGAAACTGACTCAGGGGCTTTCTTACCGTGGGATGTGCTTTCTGTATGGGCAAACTCAGGCGGTGAAAATGAGTTTTACCAAATGATGCAAAATTTCGTCAATGAAAGTTTTGCCCTCGACATGTTGCGCATTGGTTTCAATGGTAATCACGTAGCAGATAGTACGGATGCGGAAAAGTACCCGAATGGCGAAGACGTCAACATCGGCTGGCATGAAATTGCCAAAAAGTGGAAAGGTGGGAAACAAGTTATCACCGAAGCGGTAACGCTGGATGATAAAGGTGATTTCCGTTCAATCGATGCAATGGCACAAGAAGTTGTGAATACCTGTATTCCAGTGCAATACCGTACTGACCCACGCTTAGTGGTACTTGTGGGTGCGGATTTAGTTGCAGCGGAACAACACCGTTTGTACCAAGCCGCTGACCGACCAACCGAAAAAATCGCAGCGCAATTACTCGGGACAACAATTGCAGGTCGCTCTGCCTATATTCCGCCATTTATGCCGGGTAAGCGTTTAGTGGTGACCACATTATCAAACTTACATCTGTACACGCAGCGCAATACCCGTCAACGCAAAGCTGAGTTTGTGGAAGACCGCAAGCAATATGAAAACAAATACCTACGAAATGAAGGCTATGCGTTGGAATATCCTGAGCTTTACGGGGCGATTGATGAGTCAGCCGTCACCATTGGTGAATTGGTTGAACCAAAAGATACGTTGGAGACGGAGTAATGTTATCACCCGGTCAACGGCATCGACTCAAAGTCGAAATGCAGCAAAAACTGGAGCAACAACAAGCGATTGTCATTGCTGATGGTGAAAGTATGCATTTGCAAGCGCGTGCGGTTGACAGGGATGCCGCACGACTCAAAGGGATGACGATAGCAGAACGGACAGAGATAAAAAAACGGGAGTTTCTTCCTAATTATCTACCGACTGCACAACGTTATTTGGACGATGGGAGAGTCTATAAAAACCCTATTTTTGCCTACTGTGTCGTGTGGCTATTTGATGTGGGGGAATTCCAGCAGGGATTGGATTGGGCGGATATCGCCATAGTGCAAGGACAGGCAACCCCCGGAAGCTTTAAAAGTGGTTTTCCTGCTTTCGTGGCTGACACCATTTTAGAATGGGCGCAGCTTGAAAGCGAAGCGGGAAACTCCATTGAGCCTTATTTTTCAAGAACATTTGAAAATGTCACTGAAAAATGGCGTATCCACGAAAAAATCAAGGCGAAATGGTACAAATTTGCCGCATTGGAACTGTTAAAAGGTGACAACGGAGAAGTGAAGGCCAGTGCTATTGATAATGTGGATGATTTAGAAAAAGCTGAGGCGTATCTTTCGCGAGCGCATCAGTTAAACCCTAAAAGCGGCGTCAGAACACACCGTGACCGCATTGCTATGCGATTACGGATGTTAGCTGCTGAATAGCTACCGCAAGCCAAGTGGGCGCGGCTGAGGCAATGCAATTTATTGCGATTGGCCATGGACGCCGGACAGCCCACTTTTTTATTTAAGGGCGCGCTATGTTTGATGGTAACAGCAACGAATACAGCAATGAAGTGATCCAAAATGATGGTTTTTGGCCGGACGTGGATTTGTATGAATTTCAAAAAAGTCGCGCCATTCCTACCGATATTAATACGGATTTTCTGGCCGATGCGTTACTCAATACCATCACAGAAGTGAATGGCGAGTTACAAACCGTTAAAAATCTCCACAACACTAAGGGCTATAAAACAGCCGCCGATGTGCCGGGCGTCAAACGAAAAGAACGAAATGCCTTATGTGCACAATATTTGAAAGCTGTTTTTGCTCGGGCAAAAGCCGATTTATTAGGTGAATACAGTTCGATATTCAGTCGAGCACCGAGCCCACAACAGGAAAGCCCTGAGCTGCGTAACCGATTATTGGCGGAATCTTCATTAGTGATCCGCAACATTAAAGGGTTAAAACGGGCAACGGTCAGAATGATATGAGCAAATTACAAAGTCTGACTCAATTTTTAAAAGCCAATTTACCAGCACAAATTTGTAAGGTCGAATTCACTAGCGAAATGGATGAAATCCAGTTTATTCGTGCTCAAAAAGATTTAGGGCTAGACCAGTATCAAATGATGATACAGCAATATGATGCGGTCATTGCATGGGGGCGCTTTCCTTATCGCGAACTTGACCCACGTTATATTCCTTTATTAATTGATGCGTGGATTAGCAAACAAGACAACGAATTTAATGACAGCAATATTGAACAAGAATCACCGTCAATGACAGTTGATGTTGATGAATATACCGCTGTTGTTGTTGTGACGATTTCATTAGCTGAACCCGTTGTAATGAAAAAAGACCCTGAAGGGTTAGTTCCCTTTGATGGTGAGCGTTGGGCACTTGCTGACCCGCAAACATGGTTTGCCGAACATGCTGAAATTTATAGCGATGTGAAAAATGATAATTAAAGGGCAATTAAGCAAAGACCAATTTGCTGAAATGCAAAAGGCGCTAAAAGGCCTTGAATTACCCGAAAAGAAAAAACAGCGTTTTTTGTGGCGCATGGCTAAATATGGCGTCATTGCGGCGGCAAAACGTAACATTAAAAATCAACAAAGCCCTGATGGTACATCGTGGAAAGCTAGGCAAAGTAAATATAAGAAAAAAATGCTGCGCAATATGCCTAAATTGCTGCATATCAGGGAAATGCCAGAAAAAGAAGCTATTAGAATTTATTTGCAAGGTGGGCATTATCGCAATGGTAAAAAGCCTGTTCCTGCCGGAATTGTGGGTTATGCGCAACAAAACGGCATGACGATGGATAGGAGAAAGCGAGACTCTGAAAAAGAGAACAAATCTAAGCCTACGGATAAAGATAGAAAAGCAACCATTAAGCAGGCCAAAAAATTAAGAGAGCTAGGTTACCAAGTTAAAAAAGGTAAGCGTTCCAAAAAGCCCTCAGTAAAAGATATCACTGAAAATATGAGCTTTATCCAAGCAGGTGGAATACTTAGAACATTAAGTAAAAAAGCGGCTAAAACATTTTGGACTATCGAAGTTCCCTCTCGTGTTTTTTTAGGTATGAGCGATAGCGACTTTAAAAAGGCACTCGCAAGGCAGTTACAAGGGATTGGATTTGGCGCTGATATCAAGGCGCAGGATATTAAATAAAAGGACTTAACTATGTGGCCTAATGTGCAAGTTAATCAAATTAATCAGTTACAAGGCGAGACTAAAGAAATTGAACGCGTCTTGTTATTTGTCGGTAAAGGGAAAAGCCATATTGGCGAAACCTTACCTATTAATACCCAAACTGATTTAGATAAGTTATTGGGGGCAGAAAACAGCCCTTTAAAGTCAAACACCAAAGCAGCAATGGCGAATGCGGGGCAGAACTTCTTTGGTTATGTTCATATTCTGCCAGAAAGTGCCACTGACACCGATTTTGTCGATGCAGTACTCAAAGCGCAATCAGTCGCTAGCGTTGAAGGCTACGTCTACATTGGTGAAACCACCAAAAAAACCATTAAGGCAGCGCAAACACTCCGCGCTACGTTATTGGCTAAATATGGCCGTTGGGTGTGGGCGATCCTTTCCGTTGCAGGGTTGCAAGATAAAGAAACTTGGCAAACTGCACTGACTCGGCTAAGTGATCTACAAAAAAGTGAGGCTGAAGCATCTATCCAGCTAGTGCCTTCAATTTGGGGTAATGAAGCTGGCGTGCTAGCGGGTCGTTTATGCAATCGCGCGGTAACTATCGCTGATAGTCCGGCTCGTGTTCAAACGGGCGCATTACTTGATTTGGGTAGCGTTGATAAACCGAAAGATAGTAGCGGCGCAGAAATTGATTTAGCCACTTTGCAAGCACTGGAAAAACTGCGTTTTAGCGTCCCGATGTGGTACCCCGATTATGATGGTATGTATTGGTCGGATGGTCGAACGCTTGATGTTGAGGGCGGTGATTTTCAGGCTATCGAAAATTTGCGTATTGTCGATAAGGTTGCGCGTCGTGTGCGTTTACAAGCGATTGCTAAAGTGGGCAATCGTAGCTTAAACAGTACGCCAAATAGCATCGAAACCCACAAAAGCTACTTTGCGCGCACTATGCGTGAAATGTCACGTAGTGCGGAAATTAACGGCGTCACGTTTCCTGGTGAATGTATGCCGCCGCAAGATGGTGATGTTGTCATTGTGTGGAAAACCAAAAACACAGTAGAAATTTATATCACAGTAAGAACGTATGAGTGCCCGAAAGGGATTACGGTCAGTATCTTACTGGATGCTAGCTTGGAGGCTAATCAATGAGCCAACGTTTATCGGGTCAAAGTTTTGACTTCAATATCGACGGTGACTTAATTCACGTCGAAAAGGTGAGTTTGTCTATTACAGATAACACTGCAGCGGCGCAAACGCGCGGTATGCCTGATGGTTTTGTTGCGGGCGATGTAAGCGCAGAGGGTGAAATCGAAATTAGTACTAAATATTTTGAAATTATCGTCGCAAAAGCTCGGGTGGCTGGCTCATGGCGCGGCATTAAGCCAATGGATTTCCTGTGGTACGCGAAGGCAGGCAATGAAGAAATGAAAGTCGAATCATTCGGTAATAAATTGATTCTCAGTGACATTTTAGACGTTGACCCTAAAGGCGGCGCAGTAACAACTCACAAAATTAAATATCTGGTCACCAGTCCTGATTTTGTGCGCGTTAAAGGCATTCCTTATTTGGAATCTGAATTAACTCAAACCCTTATCGGATAATAAGGACAATTTGTTCATGGAAGAACACGAAAAAACACTCTTAACGATTGCTGTGATGGGCGCGTTAATTGGTATTGGGAAGATGTTAACAGGGGCTGAGCCTGTCACGATTAAGTTATTTATTGGTCGTGTGATTTTAGGGTCGGCTACTTCGGTCGCAGCTGGAGCAATTTTAATTTGGATCCCCGATCTTTCACCGATTGCACTCACGGGATTTGCATCAGCGCTAGGTATTGCAGGATATCAAGCTGTTGAAATGTGGCTTAAAAAACGTGGAAGCGCACTGTTAAAAGGGAAATTTAAGCAATGAGCAAATTACCACCAAGAGGCATTCGTAACAATAACCCCGGTAATATCCGCCACGGTGATAAATGGCGAGGTTTACACCCTGAGCAAACAGATAAATCATTTTGTCGATTCATTGCGCCAGAATGGGGCTATCGGGCGTTATTTATTTTAATCCGTACTTATGAACGTAAATACGGTTTGTGCTCTATTCGCCAAATTATCAACCGCTATGCGCCGCCAGTGGAAAATAACACTAAGGGCTATATTCAGCGAGTTGCTAAAGAGTTGAATGTTAGCCCTGATGATTGCTTGTCAGTGATGCAAAAAGAGGTGTTATTTGCGTTAGCCGATGCGATTACTCGTGTTGAAAATGCAGGCCAACAACCTTGGGGCGTTGCTGAATTCGAAAAAGGGTACGCACTAATATGACAAAGCAACTTGCGCTAATACTTGTGTTATTGCTCTGTGCATTTGGCGCAGGTTGGCGAGTCAACGGGCTTTATCACGACAGCTTAGAGCTAACGGCTCAAAAAGTGGCAGATAAAACCCGTATTAACCTTGAAGAAATATCGAGCCAATCAGGCCAAGTGCTTGAGGAAAAATTGGAGGGGATCGCCAATGCAGCCCCCAGAGAAATACGCACTGAAATTATTAAGCCTGTGTTTACTAACGTTTGTGTTAGTAATGAGTTTGTCAGCATGTACAACGAAACAGTCGAAAAGATTAACAGTGAATTATCAGGAAAACCTGTTAAAAAAATGCTCGACGCAAATCCCAAAACTGACGGGAAAGACAGGCCGTGATTTATCGATAGCATTAACAGATTTAGCAATTTTATATGGTCAATGTGCCGCACGGCACAACCAATTAACGGACGAAATCAGACAGAGAAAGGAACTATCTCATGACTAAACAAATTATTACTTTAACAATCGGCGAAAAAGACATTAGTTTTGAGCCAAACTTAACGGCTTACAACGGCATGATTAATGATATGTCGATGGATAATAAAGTTGCCCCTATTACGTCTTATTTGAAGCGTATTGTTTGTGCTGATAGCAAAGCATTTTTAGACGAGCTATTAGTGATTCCAAGTGCAGCAATGCAAATTGTTGAATTGGTGAATAAAGAATACGCGCCAAAATTGGAAATTAGCGTAAAAAACTAACCAACCGTGTCACCGCTATTGAAAATAATCCGCTGCAGCAATTTTTAATCTTGCGACAGCGGTATTTACCCCATGAGCCTGACACGGAAGAAAATATTGCCGCTGCAATCTGGTTAGATAACCGCTACTCAGAAAATATGCGGATATCTATCGCAAATGGAATTGCACTAGCGTTCAAGGGTGACTCATGAGCGAACTAGATTTCACACTCAGTCTTATCGACAACATCACAAAACCCATCAAACAAGTTCAATCGGCTGTTTCGGGCTTTGCTCGAGATAGCCAAGTCGCATTTGGAAAAATCGCGATTGGCGGGGCTGGTCTTGCGGGGGCTTTTTGGTCTATCAAAAATATTCTTGATCCAGCCATCGAAATGAATGACGCCATGATGACCGCATCATTGCAAGGTATTGACGATGGTGTCATGGATACAATTTCCAAAGATGCCCTTAAATTTGCTGCACAATACGGCAAATCCTCTATTGATTTTGTGAAGTCCACAACGGCGATCAGTCGAGCAATTAATAATGTAACTCAGCAAGATTTACCCCAATTAACACGCATAACAAATACAACCGCTGCAGCCCTAAAAAGTACTCCAGAGGAAGCTACGCAGTACATGGGGCAAATGTTCAATCAGTTTGAGCGCCATGCTAATCAAGTCGGACAAGTGCAGTTTGCTGAAGAATTAGCGGGCAAAGCGGTTTATATGTCCAAAGCCTTTGGTGTATCGATGTCAGAAGTCACCTCTTTGATGGAAGGCGCAAAAAATGCAGGTACCCAATTTGGCGTGGGCATTGACGAGCAATTAGCGGTATTGGGGGAGTTACAAAGAACGCTTGGCGGTGAATCGTCAGGGGCTTATGAAGCATTCCTCAAAACTGCAACCGATAGTGGTAAAAAGCTAGGCCTATCATTCGTTAATGCATTCGGTCAAATGCTGTCTATGCCTGAAATGTTGGATAAACTCCAAACGAAATACGGATCCAGTATTGAGGGCAACTTAAAAGCCCAAAAAGAAATTGAAGCCGCTTTCGGTGATTCAGCTGTCGTAGTTAAACAGCTTTACGGCAATGTCGATATTTTGCGTAAAAATATCGGTTTCTTAGGTGCGAGTGATGGGATGAAGCGCACCACCGAGCAAGCTGCAAAATTGGCAAATCCGTGGGAACGGTTAATGTCTATCTGGCAATCTATCCGCATTGCTGTCGGTATGACTTTATTACCTGTGATCACTCCCTTAATCGACAAAATGGCTGAAGGTGGTCAAACGCTGGTTAGATGGTTGACGTTATTCCCGAATATCGCCCGTTGGGTCGGCTATATCACGATGGGCATTCTTGGATTCGCCGCGGCGGGTGCTGCAGCTAATATCGTGATGGGAATATCTAAATTTATATTGATGGGCTTAAAAATCATCATGAGCGTTTTCACGGGCATCTTAAAAATCAGCACTGCAGCAATCTGGCTTTATCGAACTGCCATTCTTGCGTGGAATGTGGCGTTAAAATTTATTCGCGGAACGTTACTTGCGGTGCGTATTGCGGCTATGGCTGCAGGTGTCAGTTTCTCATTTATGAGCTGGCCTATCTTATTCATTATTGGTGCTATCGCTTTACTGGCTTACGGCATCTATAAGCTCATTCAGCATTGGGATGATATCAAAGCCGCGATTATGGACACCACTGCATTTAAAGTTGTTTCTATTGCTGTACGTGCCGTGGGTCTTGTTGCAATGCAGGCATGGGAATGGATGTCACAAAAGTGGCAAGAATTTACAGCCTATTTTTCTGACACATGGGCATTCAAAGCCATTATGTTCATGATTGAAGGAACTAAAATTGCATTTACACAAACGTGGCAAGCTATCACGGAGGGCTGGGATAATGTTGTTAATTTCTTCGGCGATTTCTCAATCGATAAAACATTTGAAGCGATGGGAAATACGATTAAAAACATTTTTTCGAATGTTTGGCAATCTATCACAGATATGTTTACAGGCGTCTGGAACAGCATCGTTGAAAAGTTAAATTATTTACCCGGCGTCAATATTGAAACCAAGGCTACCGGAACCATTGACGGATCCCCAGCAGCTGCAAGTGCTGCAGGTTTATTGGTCGGTGGGCAACTTAGTGGTGTAGAGAAAGGCGGCATTAGTCGGCAAATCAGCAATAACCGAACTCAAAGCGTTGATAACAGCAAGCGATTTGATAACGTAACCATTCAAGTGACAAATGGAATGTCACCACAAAATTTAGCGGAATGGACTGCGCTTGAAAATGGATAATTTACTCTATTTTGATTTATTAATTACTAACCGAAACTTTACGCTTAACTCCGGCAATGAGCCGGAGCTTTGCAATAACCGCCAATCAATCACCCAAGATGTGGCACATCGCATTATTGAAAGTGGACTTGCGACTCAATTAGTCGCTGAGCGCAGTCCCACTCTTCGTGCTGACATTCGTACTCAAATGGAAATCTTAGTTGAAAGTGATGAACGGTTAGTGCCGGGCACAATTGTGATCGATGAAGAAAATACAAAACGACTTTGGGTGACAGCAGATACTTACGACTTTGGGCGTATCAATTTGGGGGTGAATTATGAACAGTAAAAATATCCCCCAAATCGATTATGAACAATTTTTACGCGATAGCGGCATGCCCATATCAGAGGATGAAATTAGCGATAAATTTGCGGAAATTGTCCATGACGAGGGGTTAATTACCAACACTTCGGATATGTCGCCGTTCTGGCGTTTGATTAATACCATTGTGACAAAACCCGTTCGTTGGCTCACCGATGCCTTAATCAATGTCACCTTGAAAAATATGTATTTAGCCACCGCATCCGGTAACTGGCTAGATATGTTCGCTTGGGGCGTCAATTTAACGCGCAAGCCTGCCACAGCAGCAAAAGGGGCGATTCGCTTTTATCGTGCAGCAGGTGCCGGAACTGTCACAATTCCAGTGGGAACCATTGTACAAACTGAACGTATTAACGGCATTGTTTACACTGTCAAAACAGCGGAAACCAAAGCGATAAATACCGATAGCGCATTAGTGCCGGTTATCGCTGAAAATGCCGGAGGGGCTTACAACCTTGCGCCAGGCTATTTCCGTATTTTGCCCGTTGCTATCGCAGGGATTGACCGTGTTCAGAATGAGGGAAACTGGTTATTAGTACCGGGTGCGGATGCTGAAAGCGACAATGATTTACGTGACCGTTGCCGCAATCAATATAATTTAGTCGGTCAATATCATACTGATGCAGTTTACAGAGGAATGATTGCCAATGTCGTTGGATTGAGCATTGACCGTATTTTCTTTTTGCATGATGCACCGCGCGGAGCCGGAACCGCAAATGCGTATTTATTGCTTGATAGTGGCGTCACAAGTCAGCCATTTATTGACAAAGTGAATGATTATATCAATGCCCAAGGGCATCACGGACATGGCGATGATATGCGGTGTTTTCCGATGCCAGAAACGCAACATACTTTAAAAATGACCTTATTTGTGCCGAGTGTGGAAAACTTCACCGCCGAAGAATTGCAAAAATTAAAGCAAGATACAGGTGATTTAGTGCGCTGTGCCTTTCGTGAGAACGCCAATTATGATGTTAAAAAAACATGGCCATATTCACGTTTTTCATTCTCAAATCTTGGGCGCGAATTACATAAACAGTTTTCTGTCTTGGATTCGATTGTGTTTAGCATTCCCGACATTGTCAGTGATTTAAGCGTGCCACGCCTAAAGTCACTCACCGTTGAGGTGCAAAATGCCCGAGTTTAAACAACGATTAAAGCGTTTGGCTTTGCCGTCTTGGATGAACTTAGACGAGCCTGCAACATTGTTACGGGCAACCAAACGATTTTGGGAAATGATTTACGGTTGGCTAACGTGGCCTTTGGCGCAATTAGACCCTGATACCTGCACTGAGCCATTATTAAACTTGTTGGCATATCAGCGAGATATCCAACGCTTTAATAATGAGCCGTTGGATTTATACCGTAAGCGTGTGAAATATGCGTTTATCAATGCCAAAGACTCCGGCAGCGTCTCAGGGTTTATCGATATATTTAAACGCCTTGGCGTCGGTTATGTCGAAATTAACGAGCGGCAACCGGATATTGATTGGGACGTCATTATTTTACGGGTTAGCGACGGTCAAATTGCTAATAACCCTGACTTGTTGCTTAACATTATCCGTCAATATGGACGCACCTGCAGACGCTATCGTTTTGAAGTTATGGCGGTGCATCAGCTCGGTATGCGCGTCGGTTTTGTGGAAGCGGATTATGTTTGCTATTACGCCACCTTACCCAATCAACCGATGTTTATTCGAATTGGACAAATTTCAGCGTCAAGTCAAGTGTTTGGCGCATCATTAATGTAAAGGACTGCATTATATGGCATCAGTAATTACGATAGCTTTTGAGGGATGGAAAGCCCAAGAAGCCGCAAGCGGTAAACCCGTTTTGCTCAATGAGTTTGTGTTCGCAAATGTGCCGAACCTAGACCCAACAAAACCGATTGACCGCAACGAAAAACTCCCGCCTGCGAACCAGATTGTTTACCGTCAACTCGTGAATAAATCCGGTTTAGCCAGTGAAAATGCGGTTGCCTATAGCGTCACATTAGGCGCTGAGGTGGGCGATTTTGATTTTAACTGGATTGGATTACTGAATAAAGAATCCGGTACCGTTGCGATGATCACCCATGCCCCAAGTCAAAAAAAGCTAAAGACCCAAAATGGGCAACAAGGCAATGTATTAATCCGTTCGTTTTTGCTTGAGTTCAACGGAGCCGCCGAAGAAACTCAAATTAAGACAAGCGCGGAAACGTGGCAAATTGATTTTACTGCCCGATTAACAGGCATTGATGAAATGCAGCGCCTTATCAATGTTGACAGCTACGGAGTTGCAGCGTTTTTTGAAGAAAGTTTTGAAGTCACGCGCAGTGGTGAGCAATTCACAGTTAAAAAAGGGTTGGGTTATGTGGGCGGCTTGCGCGGTGAACTGTTACAAAATCAGATTTTAAATAATCTTCGTAATACCAAAGTATATGCAGATTTCAGCTATCAAGGCAATATTGTCAGTCAGTGGCACACAGTGATTAAAATCACCGCCGCGGCAACTCTCAATAATTATGTTGATGCAGCTGGATTTACACACCAAGTGTTTGCGATTGCGAATGTTGACGCATCAGGCAATGTGAAAGATTTGCGGTCTATGGGAGCATTGAGTGATCAGGAACTCGCAGCACTTGAAACACGTTTTAAATTAGATTTAAGCAAGAAAATTGATAAAGCGAATATCACTCATCAAATGGGAAATAGTACCGAGCTTGTTGTTAGTCAACAGTTACTCACAAGTGAATTAGGCAAAAAACAACCCGTTGGTAATTATCAACCTGCTGGAAATTATGCAACAAGTGAAGCGCTGAAAAATGGGCTGAATGAGAAGGTCGACAAAGTAACGGGAGACGTAGAGACGTTAACGGTGTACAAAAAAGGACTTAACTACCCTGTCATCCGACTGAAAAAAGATGAAGGTTCAACCGTTTTTCTTGAAGCCAAACCTAATAGTCAAGCTGCGATAGCTGAATTATATCAGCGCGATACAAACGGAAATGTTGTACAAAGTATTTTATTTCCGAGAGCCACCGGTACAACGATGCTAGTTGGTGATTTTGGCATTGGCAAAGCCTCTTACGAAGAAAAGGGGGTGGGAGAGCGAAATGAAAGTCGCTTTATCCAGTACGGTAGTACACTAGTAGCAACAAGTCAGGGGTATCCGGGGGCGGGCGGAGGCATTCAAGTTAGCTATACTCCAAGCCGCCGAGCTCAAATTTTCATGTCACGAACTCCTGAAATATTGTATTACAGATTTTCCAACATTGACGGTATGGATCTGACGACACAATGGAAGGAAATTTACTCAACAGCTAACACTACTGTAGACCGCAACGGAAACTTAAAGGCATCGGGCGCGGCTGACCATCTTAGTGATTGCAGAGTTGGCTGTCCTCTGCCTTGGCCTCAATCAACACCACCTACGGGTTATTTAATTTGTAACGGTCAGACATTTAATAAAACAACTTATCCACTTTTAGCGCTCGCATATCCATCAGGAGTATTACCAGACCTTCGGGGGGAGTTTATTCGCGGACTTGATGCTGGCCGTAATATAGATAATGGACGAGCTGTGTTATCAGAGCAAAGTGATGAAAACCAAGAGCATGACCATAACATGATATTAAAAAATGCGAATGGCTCAGGCAGTTCAGAACAATACGCTCTCAGAACATTAGCTATTAATGTCAGCAACGCAACATACACAACAAAAAAATCAGGCGGGAAAGAAAGCCGTCCGCGCAATATCGCATTTTTATATATCGTGAGAGCAGCATAATGAACAAATATAATTTAGAAATTGAACAAGCAGTAATCGGAGAAAATGGACTCGCAGAAAAAGCAGGCTGGATTAAAACGTATATCGCAGACCCTGCAACACGTGAATATATCAATGCAAGTATGGAAAATATTTATTTTGATGTGAGTATATCCGCTGGTGCTTATATTGATGCACCTGAACTACCAACAAAAGCGGGCTTTGCAGTTATTCGCAGCAAAGACGAAAAGAAATGGGAAATCGTCACGGATAATCGCGGTAAGACAGCTTACAACACTGAAAATCGTCAGCCAACAGAGATTGATTTTATTGGCGAATTACCGGGTACGCTGACATTGCTAGAGCCGCCAACAGAATTTGATAAGTGGGACGGTAAAAAGTGGGTGACTGATACTGACACCCAAAAAGCCGCGGCTGTAGCTACTGCAGAAAGTGAAAAATCACAGCGTTTAGCAGAAGCGAACAGTATGATTACTTATCTGCAAGATGCAATTGAAGTGGGTCTAGATGATGACGATTACGAAGCAAAATTGAAAGCATGGAAGACATACCGCGTTTACATTAATCGTGTCGATACATCAACCGCACCGGATATCGAATGGCCAGCGAAACCGTAATCCACCCAAAGTGGCATAAGTCATTGATGAAACTATCCCCGACCATGTCGGGGCTAACCTGTTCGATGGTACCAGCCCATCCGTTTGTTTACGGGCTTGGGCAACAAACCGATACAGGCAGCTATTTAAGCCCAACCAACGCAATCAAGCATATTGCAAAAAAATTGGCGGGTACTGCAGAAACAGAAATTACGGTCATGATGGTCTGTGCAAAAACGCAAACGGAATTTATGGGATTACTGCAGCAATTTTCGACCGTGTTCCCATTGCCTGTTTTCTCGCAAGTGGAACGCATGGCAAAAACAGCGGAATCACTGCAGATAACAAAAATGCAGTTACCGGGCAAACAACTAGGCGGTTTACCCAACCCACAGGCTCTATCAACATCAAACAGCCGTGACACTATTAACGCTCAGTTGATAGAACAAGCAAAAAACAGCGCAGGCAGTGCAAGCGGTATCGATGCAATGAAATCCGCAATGTCTAGCTTCAAAGTTAGTCGAGAAAGTGCATTAAAAGACATTAACGACAAACTAACAGGCCTACTGGGTAAATCAGTCATTATTTGGAGTTTTACAGGCAAAGGAACAGGCGATTATTTAGCGGAACAGCTACAGAAAGATATCCCTGAACCTGACGCGGTTTTAACATTAGCAACACTGTTCGCAGGAAGCGAACTTTCAGCGCTCAAAGGAATGCTTCATGATCCAACAAAACCAATCGACAGCCCAAAATCCGACAATAACCTTCGCCCTTGATGGTGAAGCTATTCCGCTGAAGAACATCAAAGTTAACCCGTCGGTACAATTCCAAGATAAAGACCAATCAGGTCAAACATCCAGTACTGCAGTCGCAGAACAAGGTATCAAGCCAAAAGAATTACGTGTAACTGGCGTTATTAATTTTACTGATGCAAAAATTCTTACACGATTATTTGCCCTTGCAGAAGCCAAAGACGGTGGAAAACTAAAACGCTATCGCGTCGCGAATCATACCGCCAAAGCCATTAACTTTCGTATCGGTACTTTTACCGGAAATATTGACGCTAGCGAAATCGACGGGAAAATGGCATGGCAAATCACATTCACGCTAAGAGAGCATTTATCAGTGTCTGAAAAAAAAGACGCGAGAGCAGCAGGCCAAGCACAAGCGAAAAAACAGACCGGAAACCCGAAAGCGCCAACGGGTGCGGCAAAAGAAGAAAAAGACGAACTGAGCTGGTTTGAAAGTACGGTATTAAAACCGATTGATGATTTAGGGAATAAATAATAATGAAACCAATTAGCCGCTGTTATTTATCAAGCGATGAGGTCCATGTTGTTGACGCTAAAATCATGCTTGAACTATCCGCGTGTGGTCGTGGGTTTATTACTGTCGAAACTGAAACGGATTACACTGGTAAATTAATTCGCTTTGATACTGGCTACACCGATTCACTGTATCGATATTTTACGGGTTATGTTGAACGCTCACAACCAGCCGATAACGGCTTTCAAAAGCTATTTATTCGCGAGCTGGTCGCTGTGTTTGATAAAATGTGGCCATGTTCTTTCCAACATCCCACATTAAAAGTGATCACCGACTATTTGCAGGAAAATAGCGGCTTGACGTTCATTTTACCGGATGCGAAATACATCAATACGCCCATTCCTCATTTCACTCACAATGGTACAGGATTTCAGCTACTAACCAATTTAGGGGCAGTTTTCAGCATCTCTGATTATGTTTGGTATCAAATGCCTGATGGTAAAATCTTTGTTGGCAGCTGGATAGATTCGATGTTTAAAGATGATAGACATGAAATACCTGCAGAGTTTTCAAAAGGCCAATCAGCAGGTAATAGCGCCACATTTCCATTAATACCATCACTCAGAGCAGGAACGGTGGTAAATGGTAAACGCGTGAATAAAGTCCAACTCGACAATGACGACATCACACTTTATTGGTTGGCCATAAATCCATTAACAGGCAAAGCCGAAAATAAAACACCGATTCAGAGCCAAATAGACAAAGCCTATCCCGAATTATCTGCAGGTTTGCATTTACCCAAATTTGCGCGAATTGAATCACCGAGTGAGTCAGTCAGTGCCGGTGATATTTCGGATCCATTCAGGCCAAAATATGCTGTTGATGTGCAATTGCTTGATGGTGATGGTAACGAATCAGCCGCACCTGCTTATAAAGCAGTGCCACTACCTTTACCAATGGCAGGGGGCGAGAGTGGGATGTTCCAATTTCCACCTGAGGGCACTTTAGTTGAAATTGCCTTTGAAGGTGGCAGACCTGATAAACCGTTTATCAGGCAAACACTCAGCCAAAATAATACCCTACCGGACATACAACCAGGGGAGCAATTGCAACAACAACGCAAAGAGGTTTTCCAACGTGTCACGCAGGATGGTAGCTGGAATCGTGAGACAGACCAGAGTATCAATGAAGCGTCCATGCTACGGATGATTAAAGCGGACAAAGAACAGCGCGAACTAGTGGCAAGGGAAACCACGATACAGGCCAACGACACATCGACTGTTTTAGGTACTAAAAAACTATTAGCGGGTGCAATACAGCAATTATCCGAGGGTGATTATGCAATAGCAACATCAGCCAATTATGTGGTAAGTGTTGAAAAAGATATGGTCCTGAATATTGGGCAAGACTCAACAATTGAAATCGGTCAAAAGCTGATAGAGAAAGTCGGGCAGATAAAGCAAAGTATCGCAGGCGCACAGCAACAAATCATAGCCCCTGTGGTCTGGATTGGTAGCAAAGAAATTAACGTTGCACAACTGATGATAGACACGCTTGATGTCGTCAAAGAATTGGCCGAACTCACCGCCGCACACACCCATAACAACACAGGCGCACCACTTAATGCATCTGCTATAAAAGGCACTGGCATCAAGTCAGACACATTGAATAAAAAATACTCACCTATTATTGGTAAGTAAAAATAGAATTAGATAGAATCACTGCAACAAAGGATTATTGAGAGGTTCATATGGAGTTTACAAGTCTGAAAGAATTGGTACCGCATTTAAACTTAATTGAAGATGGTGACACACGGTTGTTTGTAAGCCAAAAAGTAGATGTTATTGAAGTTACAGAAAGTGATATAAAAATAAGATGGAACTTCATTATAGAGAATGGAATGGATATACATTTCCAATATAACATTATTAAAACAAGTCATATCAGTGATGTATTAGAACACATAAAGTACAAAATTAAAAAAACACTTACAGAAGAAAATCGCATTCAGATGTAA